GTGGCGTCATTCAGGAAGCGCAGTGGCGGCTGGCGGGCCGAGATTGCCAAGCGCGGTATCAGGGAGTCGCAGACCTTTTCAACTAAGGCTCAGGCACAGGCCTGGGCTACACAGCGCGAAGCTGAGATTCTGGCCGGCGTGCCGGGCCATGTTACGGGCGTGGACTCGACTCTGTCAGATGCGCTCATGCGGTACAAGCGCGAGGTGTCGCCGAGCAAGGCGGGCCAACGCTGGGAAGAGATCCGCCTAGACAAGCTGAACAACGAGCTGCCGTTCGTGGGCCTGCGAATCGGCGAAGTGACGGTCGACCAGATTGCAGAATGGCGTGATGCCCGGTTGAAGTCGTTGAAGGCGCCGAGCGTGCGGCGCGAGATGACGCTGCTGTCATCTGTTTTCGAGATCGCCAAGCGCGAATGGCGCTGGTGCTCGGCCAACCCTGTGCGGGAAGTAAAGCGCCCAGGTAACGGGCGGCCTCGCGATCGGCGAGTGCTGGCTGATGAGGAGCACCGGCTGCTGACCCGGTTCGGCTATATAGAAGGTCAGGTGCCGGTGACGCTGCTGCAGGAATTGGCCTACGCCTTCCTGATCGCGCTGGAAACAGCCATGCGCCAGGGCGAAATACTGTCGCTCACCAAGAAGAACACGAACCTGGCGCGGCGGTATGTTCGGCTGGATCTGACGAAGAACGGCGACAGCCGCGACGTACCGCTGAGCAAACGGGCGGTCGAGCTGCTGGCGGTGCTGGTGGATGCTGCTGAGGGAGATGAGCTGTTCAAGCTCAGCAGTGGCACAGCTGATGCGATGTTCCGGCGTATTCGGGATGAGCTGGGGATTGTCGATCTGCGGTTTCACGATACCCGGCATGAGGCGACCACCAGGTTGGCGAGAAAGCTCGATGTGCTCGACCTGGCCAGGATGACTGGCCACCGTGATCCGCGATCGCTGATGGTGTACTACAACGCCACGGCCACCGAAGTGGCCGGCCGGCTGGATTGATCAGGCAGCCTTGCGGCGCTGCCTGGGGGTAGGGAGCTTGCTGCGGTTCTGCCTGGCCCAGGTGATGACTTCGGCGGCGAACCAGCGCTTTGCCGCTCGAGCGCCGGTCAGGCAGGGCTGCAGCGGACTGGGGAAGTCTGGCCTGGTGACCACGCGGCGCTCAGTTGTGTCAGCCGCCAGCTTCAAGTAGCTGGCAATATCCTCGGCAGTCCAGAGTTCATCAGCCTGATTGACACGCGGGCCGCTTAGCTGGTCTACCAGTTGCTTGAGAGCAGCTAGCAGCTCGGAGGGTTGTGGATCTGGTTGAGGGCCCATTACCGCTTACCTCCCTTTTTACGATTCTTGCGGGTGCCGCCGTGCGCGGTGGCTCGCCAGCTGACGAATGTGGCTAGGTTGCCGGCCTCGTTACCGAGGTCGTCGATAGTCTGATCCATGATCACGTACAGCTCATCGAGGTTGGCTTTCTGGATGATCTTGGTGCTTTCGATCAGCACGCGGCCGTCAGGCGTCTTGATGCAGTACTCGACCTGCCAGCGCATGGGTTTGCGCGGGATGGTGCCTGTGTGGCTCGCGCCGCGGCCCTGTGGCATTTCGGTGCTGTGGAAGATGGTGCAGGTCATGCAGGACCGCCTTCTGGCATCGCCAGTACCGTGCCCACGGGGTAGTAGTCGTGCGGGCCCATGCCGGGGTGAGCCTCCGCGTTGAGGTCGCGAATTTCTGGCCAGCGTTTCTCGTCCTTCAGCTCGCGCATCGCAATGCCCATCACGGACTCGCCCGGGTTGGTTGTGTATGTCCGAAGCGGGAGTAGCTGGGCAGGAATCAGTGCGACAGGGCCGATCTTCATGCTCACGATTGTGCGCATGGCTGCCGTGAGCATGTCGTTAGCTGTGTGCCCGCAGCGAATCCCAGCCTCAAGGTAGCTCGCTCCATTGCATTGGAAGTCCAGGTGCAGGCGCACCCGCCGGCCGTGTTTTACCAGCAGCGGCCAGGCTTGCGCTGCGTCCTTCTCTGGCCACCAGCGCGTGGCGCGACCGTTGATGTTGGCGAACACGCCCGGGCCGCTGCCGTATTGCCCGGGCTTGATATAGAGGTTGAGCCCTTCGGCGGTGCCCACCGCCCAGGCGAGGGCGGGGCCGCTGAGGGTGGAGGTTTGCAGTTCGACGAGCTGGGTCATGCCGCCACCTCGCTCTGCTGCTGGTCCACCAGGTTAGCGCGCACCAGGGCGGCGGCTACTGGTGGGCAGACGCTGTTGCCGCACATGCGTACCTGGGCGTCCTTCGGCAGCTTGGGATTGGTGAGGGTGCGGTTGTGGATGTAGTCGGCTGGAAAGCCCTGGGCGGCGTAGAGCTCGTGGGGCTCTAGCATGCGCATGCCGATATCGACGATCTCGTACGGCTCGCCCTTGATCATCACCAAGCCGAGGTGATCCTTGGTGGTGATGGTGTGCAGGGGCTCGCTCAGGGTCTGGCCGGTGCCGTTCTCGTAGTACTTGATGAGGAAGGCCCGCACTTCGCCGAGGTGATTACCCGAGGCGGTAACGGTGTGCAACGGTTCGGTCACTGGCTGGCCGTCGCGGCTGGTGCCTCGCAGCTTGACCATGTGGCTGGTGACCAGGGCGTTATGGTCGCGGGTCGTCACTGTGGGGGCCGGATCGGTCATCGCAGAGCCCGGGCCTTTGTAGTTGCCGCCGTAGTGCTTGGCCAGGAACGCTGCGACCAAGCCGATCGGCGCTGCGCCGCCCGGCTTTTTGATGTAGCTGTTGGCGGTCACGGTGGGCAGTGGTGTTTCCACCGATGTGCCGCGGTCGTTTGAGCGGAATTTGGTGATCACTGGGGCGATGAGCGCCTGCTGCGAGCCCTGGGCGGTGACGGTCCAAAGAGGCTTCTCGACGCTGGCTACGCGGGGCTGCTGCCCAGCACGCTCGCCGTTACGGGTGTTGGCAATGAAAGGTGCCAGGGTCGGCACCAAAAGCCCGGTGCCGCGCTTGCTGGTGATGGTCTGCAGCGGCTCGCCCAGTGGCTGGCCGCGGAAGTAGTCATAACCGTGGTTGACCTTCACCAGGTAGGGCTCGGCATTGTCGATGACGTAGCGCTGTATCCCGCGGGCGATACGGCGCAGTGTGTTCTCAGCCAGCGGCCGGCGAACGCCCAGGGCCTTGCCTTCCTCGGGCGTGAGGAAGATAGACGGGCAGGGGAGCGACCAGTCGATGATGTCCGCCGCCAGGCGCTGGGGTGCGGCCTGTTTGGCCTTGACCTCGATGCTGGTTGCGGCCAGGTGAGTCGGCTCAGGCCATACGATCGGCATACCGTCGCAGCGCGCAATCAGAAAAAGGCGTTTGCGGATGGTGGCGGCGCCGAACTGGTTCGCGCGCAGCTCGCGCCATTCCACCTGGTAGCCGTGGCGGCGCAGGGCATTCACGAAGCTCTTGAAGGTGCGGCCTTTGTTCTTCGGGCAGGGGCGACCCTCGGCGAGCGGCCCCCAAGTGACGAACTCCTCGACGTTCTCCAGCATGATCACGCGGGGGCGCACGGTGGCGGCGTAGCGGATGGCAACCCAGGCGAGGCCGCGAATCTCCTTCTTGACCGGCTTGCCGCCCTTGGCCTTGCTGAAGTGCTTGCAGTCTGGGCTGAACCACGCGAGGTCGACAGGTCGGCCGTTGGTGATTTCGCGAGGGTCCACCTCCCACACACTCTCGCAGTAGTGCTTTGTGTGCGGATGGTTGATCTCGTGCATCGCGATCGCTTCGGGGTCGTGGTTGATGGCGATATCGACCGCGCGCCCGAGTGCCATTTCGATGCCGGTGGACGCACCGCCGCCGCCGGCGAAGTTGTCGATGACCAGGCCGCCGAAGTTGAAGCTGGGTTGTGGGTGAATGCGGTAGGTGCGGTTCATGCTGCACCTCGCTGGACATAGTGGCGAGGTGCCGGCAAGCTCCATCGAAACATGGATGCTTGGATGATGGCATGAGCGGCGATTTTGCAAAAAAGGCGAGCAAGGGATGGCAGTTTTTCCAAAGAGCTTGGTTCTTGCCAGTTGCGGTGATAGCTCTTTTCCTTTTGGTCTGGGCGCTTATTTACGCTCCGTGGGACAGTCCTGCCGCCCCGGCCTGGGTGCAGGCAATTGGCTCGGTAGCCGCTATTTTGAGTGCGGTAGGCATCAGCTATTGGCAATACCACCAAACTAGCCGGACAAATGAAGATGCAGCGCGTGAATATATGCGCCGGGCTCATTTGGATAGCGCTTACGCGAACGGATTTATCGAAGCGTTGAGCATGGTTATGGTTGACGGGAAGATTCCTCGTAACCGGCTCGATCGAATGATCCGTCTTGTAAAGGCTGTTTACGAGGATATGAGGGTGTATAGCCATATCCAAATGCCTGACCAGCGTTTTGCGGCTAACTGGCAGACTTACTTGAGATCGCTTCGTCATTTCATTGAGGAAATTGAGCGTGATTACGCTGACGAAACTGGACGCACTCAGGTAGATGCCGCGCGTCATCTGGAAATTTTTCAGAGTTCGTCGCAGATGCTCAATGAGGCTTATGACAGATTCATGGTTGGAACAGCGCGAGATAATTGACATTACTTTCATGCCTGAGCCCTCGCACGGTGGTTGGTGCTGAGAAGGCTCATCAGCCGCTGGAAGTAGCGGTCGCGGGCTTCCTCTGCACTCCATGGTTTGATGCGCCACGCGGGCAGCTCGATGCCCTGGATGCAGTCCCAAGCGTCGGGGTGGGCGGGCATTAGGTCGCGGCGTTCGACGGCGAGCATGTACATGTCGGCCTCTTTCACCTGGTCGGGTAGCTCGGGCTCAAGGTCGAAGCGTTCGCAAATGGCGAGCCAGATGCGCTGCTCGACCTGGCCGTAGACGTCATCGACGGCCATGTCCTGGGCGTAGCCGCGCATGGCCAGCTTGAGTGGGCGCGTCATGTCGCCGATGTAGGCTTCGGTGGCGTCGTGGAGCAGGGCGTGCAGTTGGTGCTCGGGCTCGACCAGCTCGTGTGTGCGGAAGCAGTGCTCGGCAACCGAGTAGTGCTTGCTGGTGTGGCCGTTGAAGCGGCAGAGCCGGGCCAGGCTGAAGGCGAGGTCGTTCGGGTGGACCATTTCGGCGGTAGGCTCGAGCAGGTCGAAACGAATGCCTCGGTTGGTAAGGATCCACGTCATGGCTGCTGACCCTCCGCGCCACTGTAGGCGGATGTGTCGCGCATGACTTCGATAGCCCTGAGCATTACTGCCTTTTCAGTCTTAGGCATTGGTACCAAGCTCAGGCCTGCTTCTAAATGTGCGAGGCCGAGTGGCGTTGATTCGCCCAGCAGGCCGGCGAGAGCTTCGCGAAGCTGGCGAATTTTTTGTTCGGCTTCGCGCATTGGGTGCTTAGGGCATTGGCGGATGTGCTCGGTGAGTACCTGCTCGCCGGCTGCTGGGGTGTCCTGCGGGTATTCGTGCGCGCAGTAGACGCAGGTGAGAACCCGTCCGGTGGCGCCTGTCACCAGGTCGTGGTCGAAGGGCACAGTGAAGCCGGCCGCATTGCGGTGGCCGCCGCCGCCGTATTGTTTGGCGATCTCGGATACGTCGAGGCCTTCGGGCAGGCTGCGCAGGGAGAAGACGCGGCCATTCGGGGTGTCGCTGTAGCAGGCGGCGAAGGGTTCGCCTTTGGCCAGGATGTGACCGGCGTCGCTGGCCATGAAGTGCGGGCAGTTCAAGGCTGGGACGTTGTGGCCGCCGATGGTGAGACGCCGGGCGTTCGGCACCAGGTCGGCCACGTTCTTGTCGTGTGCTCTCAAGATCGCATGGCCATCGTCACGAAGCTCCAAGGCAAGCCGCTTCATCAGGCCGTCCCAGAGGTCGAAGTCCTGGGAATAGCTGAACACCGCTGCCATGACTTCTTTGGTGCCGGGCAGAGCGAAGCGCCAAAGGTCGCGATCTTCAATGTGGTTGATCAAGTGCGGGCGTGGCTCGTCCGGGATGAGGTAGTCCCAGGTCAAGCCGGCGCCGCTGCGCTCCATGTCGAATACCTTGCCGACGCGCTGCTCTGTCGTGCGCCATTCAGCGAACGTGGGGGGCGCCGGCTGCAGGCGTGCCAGTGCTTCGGCTGCCGTCTTGTGGTGGTCGATGATGAGGATCGAGCGGGCTTGGTGACCGAGCAGCACCAGCAGTTCGTAGGGGTAGGAGAAGTCGACGATGATCACGTCGCGACCTTCTACGTCTGGTGCCGGCTGGCCGTAGTGGCCAGCAACGAAGTCGACGTGGTCGGCGCCCAGCGCCTTACGCACGGCCCAGGCGGCGCCGAAGCCATCGGCGCAGTTTGCGTGGTAGATGCACAGGGTTTTCATGCGGCGGCCTCCTGCTTGGCGACGTGCTGCATGGCTGTCTCGTAGCTCATGAGCATACGGTGGCCAGGGCTCTCGTCGAATTCGTGGTTGGTCAGGTACAGGGTGTGCTGTTTGTCCAGCGCGTCGCCGGGCTGCCAGTTGTCGACGATCTTGCTGAGCCCCAGCGCTTTGGCGATGCGGGCCGCGTTGTAGGTTTTGCCGCAGGCCTGCGGCCCCTGGACGATCACGCTGCGCCCGTTATTGGCTGCTGCAGTTGGTGCGGCCTCCAGTTGCTGCTGGCGTGATACCAATGCCTGCAGCTGCTCGCGGGTGGCGTTGGTGTCGCGTTCGCGTTGGATGTTGCCCAGGTGCTTATGGACTTCGGCAGCCTTCTCCAGCTGCTTGATCGCGCGGCGGACCCACAGCAGTTCGTGGTCGCTAAGGCAGCGCTGGGCGAACAGCTTGACCCGGGCGTCTGCGTCTTGGCTGATCGATTCGAGGGCGTGCTGGTGGTCGTGAACCAGTTTCAGGCGCTGGCCCTTGAGGCTGGTGATTTCCAGTGCCTGGGCGGTGATGCTGTGCCGCAATTCGTCGATCCGCGGCTGGCGGGCTTGGCTGCCCGCGCTGTAGCCCTGGGCGCGGATGCGTGCTTTGGTGGTGCGGCTGATCACCAGGTGAAGGGCGATGCCGATAGCCAGGCCGGTGATAAGGCCGATGGCGAGTAGTTGAATGGTCGGGTGCATGTGCTGTGCCTCGAAGGTTGTAGAGGGCCGGCGTGGTAGGCGCCGGCCGGTTGCTGCGGTGGTTACTTGCCGAGCTGGAAGGTGCCGATGGTCAGTGGCACGTACTCGCCGATCTTCTGGTCGAGCACTTCCTTGAATTCCTGAGCGAATTCTTCGCGCTGGGCTTCTTCGCCCACCCAGCGCAGCTTGAGTACCGGGGCGTTGTCGCCGGTGATGACGGACAGGCGCAGGGTGATGAGCGCGGGCGCCAGGCCCTCGTAGGGCACGGTGGTGAAGTGGAAGCTGGTCGGCAGGATTTCCTGGCTCTTGGCTTCGATTTCATCCATGGCGCTGCGGCTGGCGGAGAGGTCGCCCACCGAGCTGTCGCGCTGGCTGGTGGCCTTGATGGTCATGCGGCGGATGCCGTTGATGGCGGCAGCGATGTCGAGCTTGTCTTGGTTTGCATTCGCTTCGATGTTGCGTGCCCAGTCTTCCAGCCACTCGGCCAGCGTCTGCTGGCTCAGCTTCTGGCCCACGATGGCCTCTACGGCCTTGAAGGCTGCAGTAGGCTTGAGCGTGAGGGTGGCGGTGTCATCGCCGTGGCCTGGATTGTCGGGATTGCCCAGGTTGAACATTACCTTGGCGCTCATCCTTTCCTGATCAATGAAGCCGGCCGGGGCGGAATTGGCGTCATCCACCAGGTGATCGGTGACGTACCCGGAATAGTCCGTGATGGAGTGGGTCTCGAGGCCACCGCGGAAGCGGTAGCGGCTGGCTTCGTACGGCTCGAGGTTTAGCGTGCGAGCTGCCTCGGGGAGAACGGCCAGTTGTGTGCCGCCGCCGAGCACGATGCGGATCTGAGCAGCCAGCAGGGCCTGGGCTTCGATGTGCTGCAGGGTTTCTTTGTTGAGCATGGAGCGGGTTCCTTCTTGGTAAGTGGGGGGTGTGCGGTGAATCAGTCGCGTGCCACGACCGGGGCGTCTTCACGCTTGAAGAGCTGGTCGGTGGGGTTGGTCTGGAACAGCTGCAGGCCATCCGGCGTGACGAACAGCGGTGTGTCTAGGGCGAGGTCTTCGCCTTTCTTGCCGCGCTTGGTGGGCTGCACGAATGCCAGCTTGTGGTTCACGCTCACCTGGTTGCTTTGGGCGATCTGCTTGAGGCTGAAGGTGAGGGTGACCGAGCCGGCCTTGCCGGTGTCGATGACGCCTGCGGCCACGTCGCTCAGGGCGCGGCCTACCTGCTCGGCGAAGACGCCGGCATTCAGTGAGCCGATGAAGTCGGCGGTATCGGTTGCTTTCATGTGCTGTGCCTCTTGGTGGTGACCTTGGTGGGGCCGGTTATGCCGCTTGTTTGGCGGCGTGTTCTTGCTGGCGGTCGAGCCATTTGGCGAGGGTGGGCAGGTAGATGACCCAGGGTGACCGCTTGGAATTGGGGTCCAGCTTCCAGAGCTGGAGCTGTTGCAGGCCGCCGGCGGCGATCTTGCGGCGCAGGTAGGCGACGCTTTTGATGTGCGGCAGGTGGTCGGCCAGCAGCTGCTCGGCGGTGATGTAGTTGGCCGAGTAGCGTTGGCGCAGTTGCTCGAGCGTGGTTTGCGGGACCTCCGTCATGGCTTGGCCTGCGGCTCGAAGCGCGTGGCGACCAGCTGGACCAGGCCCTCGATGGACTTGGCGCGCTGGCGATACACCGGCTCGCCGGCGGCGTTGACGACCAGGGCGAGGTAGGGCGACTGGGTTTGCGGCTCCAGCGAGACGTAGGGCAGGTGGCCGAGCGGCGTTACGCGCACCAGCTCGGCGTACAGCCGGCCGAGCTCTTCGCGGTGCGGGTAGGCTGCGTTGAGGCGCTCGATGGCCTCGGCACTGGTGGCCGCCAGAGTCTTGCCGCTGAGGGCGGTGGGGTGCTCGACGTGCACGCTAGCCAGCTTGAGGGCGCCGATGGCGTGGCTGATTGCACTGTTGCTCATGCTTGGCTCCCTGCCTGTTGCGGCTGCTTGGTGGTGACGGTGATACCCAGTTGCTTGGCGAGCCAAGTCACGCCGGCTTCGGTGGCCATCACCACGCCGTAATGGCTGTAGGTGTTGAAGCGCTTGTTCCAGCGGCTGCGTGGGTCGACGAACAGGCGGCCCTCGGTGCGTGGGCCGATCACCAGTTCACCGGCGGTGTTGAGGATGCGCAGCTCGCGCAGGCGGCTGCGCAACTCGCGGTCGCGCAGGCCCAGCACCTGGGCGGTAGCTTTCAGGTCGCGGTTCATGGCAGTTACCTCAGGCGGCGAGCTGCTGAATGTGCTCGGCGAGCGAGAGGTACACGTCTTGCGAGCTGCCCATTGCCAGGTGCGTGTTGGTGCCTTGGGCGGCAACGGCTACGAACCGCGATCCATCTGGACTGGCGTGTACGTTGACGATGGTCCCGGTGGTGAGCGTGGTGCTGCCGCCTTGGCGACACACCGTGCGAAGGGTGCGTTCGTCGTCGGTGCCCAGGGTTGCCGTGGGGTTATGGGCAGGCTCGCTTTCAGGGCGTGGAATGCCGGTGTCGAGCCGGCCGTTGGCCAGGTCTTCGATGAACAGCTTGGCTTGATTGAAGAAGCCGGCCTCGAGCGGGTCGAGCGTCAGTTCGCCGGTGATGTCCGCCAGGGTGGCGCGCAGGCGGATGCGGTGCTCGCTGCACTCCGCGTCGATGTGCACGCGGATTGCCTGGCTGCTGTCGCCCGGGCGGGCCAGCTTGAGGATGACGCTGCCGCCGTGGATCAGTGCGGCGCGCAGGAGATCGTTCGATGCGAGGGTGAGGATGAGGTAGATCATTGCACCACCTCCGACTGGGTCGCTTCCTGTGCGAGGGTGTCGCGGCCGAGTTGCTGCAGGTCGAGGTAAGGCTCGAGTTCTGCCAGCAGCCCCTGGAGCGCCGTGTGGGCTCGCTGACTAACCTCTACCGGCAATCTGTCGTCGTATTCGGCGCCAGTGTGCTCGTAGGTGGTATCGAACCGGATGACTGTTTTATGTTCGCCGCTGTAGTCGGTGTCGGCAGCGAAAACGCGTACGTTGATGCGGCGGCAGTGGCCCGATATCTCGGTGAATACGTGCCACTTGCCCTGGCTGTTGATCTGCAGGGCAAGCCATGTGATCTGAAGGATCAGGGTTTGGATGGTGGGGTTCATGCCGCACCTCCCTGGAAGCCACTGAAGTCTTCGAAGGCGGGCAGGGTGTGGCTGCGCAGTTGAGGGCGGCCGCAGACGATCATCACCAGTTGGCCGGTGGCCTGCTGGATGCTGCGAACGATGGTGGGGTTAGAGGCCGCTGCCGGGTGGATCACCACCGGGCAGCGGGTTTTGCTGTGCTGTGCCTGATTCATTGCCGTAAGCCCTTGGTAAGTGGGTACGGCAAAATATGTACTAATGGTTCATGTCAGTCAAGAACCTAAAGTACATATTTCCTATGGCACATCAAAATGCTGAAGGTGGCGCCTTTGCATCTATCACTCTGCCAATGATCTGGACGTTGGAATCAATCCGGATCGGGGGGTACTGGTCATTTAGAGGTTTGAGGTACTCAACGCCTGCGTCCCTAATGTAGGACTTGAAGGTGGTCTCTCCGGTGTCGATCAGTTTGGCGATGTACAGCTTGCCGCTAATGAGTTCGAAGCCTTCTGGCTGCACCAAGATTCGCGTGCCCTCTGAGAAAGAAAAGCCAGACCGTGAGGTCATTGAGTCCCCGCGTACTGTGAGCCAGTAGCCGCACTCACCTGCGTTTGCGCTCGACTCAAGAATATCCTCGCCATCCCCAGGCATGTAGTTGTCGCATGCTTCAGCCCAGTTGCCGGCTGCGATCCAGCTAATTAGTGGGTAGGTCCTAACCTTCTTGTATTCAGGTTGGGCTTCCTCAACGTTGTCGTTGAATTCAACGCTCGGACCGCTGACAGTCGGGCCAGGCTGGGACTGCTGCCCCTGACCATATAAAAGCCATTCAACGCGGATGTTGAGAGCGCTCGCGATAGTAATAGCGAGCTCGCGCCTAGGAATCGCCTCAGCGTTCAACCACTTACTGGCGGCTTTAGGGGTCACCCCTGTTAGGGATGCGAGGCGCGCGCCCATACCCCAGTCCGAAAAACCTGCAGCACGTGCTGCATTTTTCAGGCGGATTGAGAACGCTTCGTTTGATGTCGGGGAATATTGAACCATAGGTTCATCATCGCACGAGCTTGTCTGTACTATCAGTTCCTGTTTAATATGTACTTCAGGTTCATTGTTCGGGCCGATTGGAGGCTCCATGATTACCCTTAAGCAAGCTATTGATGACGCAGGTGGCGCAGCGGTAGCCGCTGCAGTGTGTGAGGTCAGTCCTCGGGCTATCTACAAGTGGCTTGCGGCTAGCTCGCTCCCTCGTACCGAGTACACCGGCGAGACCGATTACGCGATGCGTATTTGCGCAGCGGCTTCAGCGAGGGGAATAACCATCGACCCTCAAGCCCTGAAGAACGCAGCGGCGCCTCGGCGCGTCGCTTGAATCACCCGCCACCACTTACCACCGCATTGCGGGGTGGCGCTGCCGGCACCGTGGCCTTACCAGCGGATCGGGGCCGGCAGTAAGCAGAGCGACAAACCTGACGCTGCGGCGGCAGGTGCAATAGAGGCCGGAACCAGGGTTCCACTTACCAAGGTATTCACCCTGACCCGGCGTTCCGGTAGAGCGGTTACCAGCCGCTCCACCTCAACAACCGAATTACCCGGGGCACAGCACGTACATCGGGGTTTTCGGCTGCTGTGGCCATAGGATAGGGCGCTGCCCGTCCTGTGGCTATGGTAGTTAGCGGGGTTTACTACCAATGAGCACCAACACAGCACTATCGGGCGGGCCAGTGCGCTCGCTCGCGGCGGCGATCGATCTGGATTGCCGCGAGTTCAAAGGCGGCCACACGGCGGTGTGCGCCATCCTCGAGGAGCCTTATGGCCCTTTCCAGAAACGCCTCTCCACTTCCTACCCTGAGCACCACCTGAACACCCTGCAGCTGGCCCGCGTGGTCGAGCTGACGCGCGGCCCGATGGTGCGCGAGTGGTTCGAGCAGGTGTTCGGCGTGGTGACCTACCAGCCCAAGCCGGTGCAGGCCAGCCAGGATGCGCTGAAGCAACTGAGCCGGCTGCTGGAGAAAGAGGGCAAGTTCGTCGGCAGCCTGGTGGGCGGTGCGGCGGACAACCAGTGGAACGCTGACGAGGTGGCTGCCCTCGAGGAGCATGGCTATGCGCTGATCGGCAAGCTGCTGGGCATTATGGCCGGCGCGCGCGAAGCGATGGAGGGCCGCAGCGATGGCTGATGCAATCGACCTCGCGAGCGAACGCGAAGAACACCTGCGGGCTGGGGCGATCCTGGCTCACCGCAAGGCGGTAGCGCCGGCCTACACCATCAGTGCAGAGCATTGTGAGAGCTGCGGTATCGAGATTCCGCCAGCGCGGCGCCTGGCGGTGCCGGGGTGCCAGACGTGTGTGGATTGTCAGAGCCTGCGGGAGGTGCGCCGTGGGTGAATCCAAGATCAAGCCATGCCACTGCTCGTATGAGGGCGCGCTGGCTGGCATCAACCACCAAGGCGTTTACTTGTCGCTGACCTGTCCAGAATGCCGCCGCTCGGTTCAGGCCTTCACCATGGAGGGCCTGATCGAAGCTTGGAACGAGCCTGCAAAGCCTAAGCAGGAGGTGAGCTGATGGGATACCTCAACCCTTTACTGAATCTCCCTGCTGGGAAGGCGTTGCTTAATCTTCCAGAGGCGGATCGGGCTCGCCTCGAGCCGGTATTCCGCCAATTGCGTGAGCAGGCCAATGCTGAGGCTGAGAACGCGTGGCGTCGCCGTAAAGGCCCGATGGCCGCTTATTGGCGTGCTGTCGCCACCTATGCCCGACACATCGCGCATGCCTTGAGGAAAGGGGCTGCCGAATGACCAAGGCTTCAACCACTTCCCCGGCCCCCATCGCTGCCTGGGCGCGACGTTACATCGAGCACTTCAAACTGGCCCTGGTGCCGATCCCCGAGGGCGAAAAAGGCCCAACTGGTAAGGGCTGGAACAAGCCCGGCGGCTATATCACTGACGCGGCGAAGGCCGAGGCGCACTGGACGAAACACCCGAAACAGAACATGGGTGTGTTGCTCGGTGCGAGCGGTGTCTGCTCGCTGGACGTCGACCACGTGGAGTGGACGCGCCAGGTGCTGAGCGACCTGCTGGGGATGAGCCTGGACGATGTGGCCGCCGAACACGCGACCAGCGTGGGTAACCCTGAGCGCTTCCGCATCATGTTCGCCGTGCCGGCCGGCTGCGAGTTCAGCCGGCATTCGCTTGTGTGGCCCAACCCGGAAGACCCGGACGGCTCGAAGCACAAGCTGGCCATCAGGTCGGTGAAGCGCGCGCAGGAGATCGGCGACAAGGACTTGGAAGCGGAGATGCGCGCCAAGGCCAAGGCGCTGGCACCGGTGACGGTGTTCGAGCTGCGTGGCGGCGATGTGCAGGACGTGCTGCCGCCCTCGATCCACCCCGGTACCGGCCAGCCCTACACCTGGCGAACGGCGCCGAGCGGTGAGGCGTTCGGCGAGCTGCCGCGCGACCTGGTGAACATCTGGACCAACTGGGAGGTGTTCAAGCGCATGGCATTGGACGCCTGCCCGTGGGCGCCGAAAGCGCCGGAGCCGGCTGCTAAGAAGGGCGCCGCGGCAAAGCCGGTGCCGGCCGGCACGAGCGGCAAGGGCGAGTCGGTGGTGGATGCCTATAACCGCGCCTACGACGCCGCGGGCCTGCTGCAGGCCGCTGGTTACATGAGGCGTGGCAAGAAGTGGCTCTACCCGGGCAGCTCGACGGGCCTGCCGGGTATCTCGATCAACGATGAAGGCCGGGTGTATTCGCACCACGGGGCGGACCCGTTGGCGAACGGCCACTGGAATGACCCGTTCGATGTGTTCTGCCTACTCGAGCACGATGGCGACCAGAAGGCGGCGGTGAAGGCCGCGGCGAAGCTGCTCGGGGTGGATCACGCGAGCAAGCGCAAGCAGGTGACGAAGCAGAGCGGCCCGAAGGCGGATGCGCCGCCGGCGGACGCAGGGCCCGAGTTGCCGCCGCAGGCTGATGACCTTCCCCCGGCCCCATCTGACGCAGAGGGCGACAGCGAGGCCGGCACCACCAGCACCGGGGGGCCGGGGGGAGGTTTCTCGTTGGCCTGGCTGCTGCGCCGTTATGCGCTGATCGAGGGCACCACGCATGTGTGGGATATCGATGCGGCGAAGAAGATCAAGAAGTCGGGCTTCATCGCGCACATCGGCAAAGAGTCGTTCAAGGAATGGGAGGCGGTCACCGACAAGCGCAAGAAGCGGGTGAGCGAGGAATGGGTGAAGGATAACGAGCGCACCCAAGCGCTGGCCGGCAAGGCGCTGGGCGACTTCTCGATGCCGATGATGACGCGCTATGTGTACATCGACGGGACGAAGGACGCCTGGGACTACGCGAAGAAACGGCGGATCGCCGAGGGCGCGGTGAAGATGGCCCTGGGCGATGCGTACAGCTTGTGGCTGAACAGCCCCGATCGGCGCGTGGTGGACATGAACCACATCGTGTTCGACCCGACGATGACGCATGACCCCGAGGTTTATATCAACACGTTCGAGGGCTTGCCGCTGCAGCCTGAGCGCAACGATGCGGCGTGCGAGAACCTGATCTGGCTGGTGTCGTTCCTGTGCAACCACGCCGAGGACGCCACGCAGTGGCTGTCGCGCTTCCTCGCTTACCCGCTGCAGCACACGGGCGCGAAGCTGGATACGGCGGTGCTGATGCACTCGACGACCGAGGGCTCGGGCAAGAGCCTGTTGTTCTCGGTGGTGATGGGGCGCATCTACGGGCAGTACTCGGCCACGGTGGGCCAGACGCAGCTGGAAGGCTCGTTCAACGCCTGGCAGAGCGGAAAGATGTGGGCGGTGTTCGAGGAGGTTGTGAGCCGCGACCAGAAGTACAACCAGGTGGGGAAGATCAAGCAGCTGATCACCGGGCAGACGGTGCGCATCGAGTCCAAATTCGTGAACGGCTGGGAGGAGGCGTCGCACATGAATGCGGTGTTCCTCTCGAACGAGATCGTGCCTTGGCCGATCAGCGACAGCGACCGGCGGTTCTTGGTGATGTGGCCAGAGGCGAAACTGCCGGAGGAACGACAGAAGGCGATCAAGCACGAGCTGGATAACGGCGGGGTCGAGGCGTTCTACGCCTGGCTGCTGGCCTATGACCTGGGCAACTTCGACAAGCAGACCAAGCCGCCCGTTACGCCGGCCCGTGAGCGCCTGGTGGCGTTGAGCCGGGCGCCGTGGCAGACGTTCATGCACCTGTGGCGGCTTGGCGAGCTGGGCGCGAACCTGTGGGGTGCGTGCTTGAGCAGCGACCTGTATTCGATGTTCCTCGAGTGGTGTCAGCGGGGCAAGGAGCATTCGATGAGCCAGACGAAGTTCTCGCTGTTCATCACGACGATGGACGTGGACAAGACGCGGGCCATCCCCTGGACGGATCGCAACACGCGGCGGTTCGCGGCGTTCTTCTTCCCGAAGGATGAGGAGTCCTTCCTGCCACCATCCACGACTGCGGCCGAGCTGGGCAAGCATGTGGTCGAGTGGCGCGCGCGTGCCCGCAAGGCGGGGTGGCACGTGGACAAGTGGGACCACGTGCAGGAGGCCGCGGCATGACTACGGCCAAAAGTGTGTTGGGTGTGTCGGGTATGTGTTGGGTTGGTTTTGGCAACCCAACACACATTGCGCCCAGTAATTCCGGGCGCTGTGGCGGTGTGTGTTGGGTGTGTTGGGTTTACGCGCCCGCGCGCGTACGTATGCGGAAAAAATCACTTTCCCTTTCAAGGGGTAACCCTTCAAGCGGCTGCGTTTTTTCTCCACGCGAGGCTCTGAAAAACCTTACCAACCCAACACACCCAACACACATTGCTTTAAAGCATTGTTTTGAAAGGGTTTTAGTTGTGTTGGGTGTGTGTTGGGTTGAGCGTTTTTGTGTTGGGTTGGGTTTTGAGCGGGGGATGGGCGATGAATGAGGTGATCGAGGCGCTGTTGGTGGCGTGGGGCAACGAGGTGATCAGCCCGGCCCTGGATGTGAGCATCCGCTCGCCATTGGGCACGATGGGTGAGGAGGGCGGGCGTTCGGTTGGTGGGTCGCGGTGCCTGTCGAGCGTTGAGTGTGAGGTTGTAGTGAGCCGGGCTTCGGCTGCCGTCGGCAGGGGCATCGCGCTACTCGCCAAAAACGAAGTGGATGGCGGCCTGGGGTCGAAGGGAAGGTCGCTGCAGTTTCTGGCGCTGGTGCGATACACGTCGCGGCCGAAGCTGGCGGTAGCCGCGCAGTGCCACACGCTGGGTATCAGCGTGCGAACTTATCGCACGCGGGTTGGCGAGCTGCATCAGGAGCTGGCCAAGGTGCTGCCGGGCGTAGCGGCCGAGCGAGATGTGGCAGAGCGTGGCACCGATGCAGCCGCAGCTGCTCGATCGCGGGCGCGTGCCGTGCGGTTGGCTGGGAAGGATGAGGCCAAGCGCCTGGAACTGTTGAAGGCGACCGGCAGGGCGAATCGGGATGCCTATCGGGTGGGGGTTAAAGTTGGTGGCCTATGACCGTTCGTCGGGGTGGTTTGTCGTGAACCGTGCGCGAACCGTGCGTGAACCCTGCGTGAATCGTTCAAGCGAAAACAGCCCGTTGCGGGCGTTGCATGTCGGGGGGTAAAAGGTGCCCAGGCTTTATTGCGGTGCCCGCGATAAACACCCTGCACGGTGCTGTGCAACTCGACGGTCGCTCCCCCGCGCCGTCACCGCCCCTTCGGGGGCAACCTTTCCGAAGCCCTGCCGACTTGGCGGGGCTTCTTCGTTTCAGGCCCTTGGCCCCTTGGGAGTATTCGTGATGGCCGAGCCAGCAGTCGCAGCGATAGGTGTCGCCGGTGCGCTGGGTGCCGGGCTGTCGGGCTTCTTCGCTGGTGTCGATGGCAACGCGGCTACCGGCGCGCTGTGCGGGGCGCTGGTGTTCGTGATGGCCCGCCCTGACCTGAAGCTGCTCGAGCGAATCGTGTACTTCTTCGTCAGCCTGCTGATGGGCTACCTGTTCAGCCCGGCTCTGTCCGAACTTGAGTTCCAAGGCATCCGGCCATTCGCCTACTCAGGGCCTGCCGCATTTGCGGCGGCGGCTCTGGTGGTGACCGTCACTGTGGTGGCGATCAAGAAGCGCGGGCCACCGCCGTCTGTAACGGGAGACGCTGATGGCTAGTTTGATCATGACCCAGGCCACCTTCTGGTTGTGCGTGGTGCTCTTCGTTCGGTTGTTCACCTTCCAGCGTGGCGCGCTGCGATTTCGCCGCTCGATGTCGTGCCTGGCTTACGTGACTATGGCCAGCTCGGGTGCCGCGGTGATCCACATCCTGCAGGGCGATCTGGTGTTGCCTGGGCATGCGTGGCCGCTGGTGGTGCTGCTCACGATCTTCACCGGGCTGGTCGTTCGGGCGCGCGGCAACCTGGCCGCGGTGCTGCGGCCCAGCGCATCGGGCTGGAACGGTCTCGAACGCCGGCGGCGGGGTGAGCCACGCCCCTGACAGAAAAAGGTACTCCCGGCGGGGGTCGCCTCATGCGGCGACGTAGACCGCGGAAAATTCTCAGATAGACGGACATATAGGGGGTTCCGCTTCCGGTTGTCTGTCTCGGGCCTTTGGAGTGGTTCATGCCTTCGCAGAAAGAGATCGCTGAGCACCTGGACATGAGCGAGCGCAACTGCCGCGATGTGCTCAAGGCGCTCGACATCGACTGGACCGTCTCCAGCCTCGACCAGATCCGCACCGCCTACATTCGCGACCTGCGCGAGAAGGCTGCCGGCCGCGGTGGCAGCCAGGTCGAAGCGCTCAACTCAGCGCGCATTGAAGAATCCACGGTGAAGGCCGCCAACGGCCGCCTGACCTATCACGAAAAATTGGGGACGCTGGTACCGGCTGCTGATGCGGCGTCGGCTTTACGTGACTGGGCAGGATTCGCCAACCGCGAGTATCAGAGCGGCGTGGAGAAGATCGTCCAGCAGTTGGAGGCCGAGCATCAGATCAGCATCGACCGCGACGGGGTGAGCCGCATTGCTGGATCTACAGTCAGCCGAATTGGAGGCTATGCGGATAAACTTGGCCGTCGTATTGCTGGACGCGGCCCTGCAATTCAACCCGCCGAAGGATCAGCCGACAGCTGAGTACATCGAGAACGAGTTCTATCTGCCCGCCGAGGCGGGCGTGCTCCACGGCCTCTACGAGTTCTACTACACCCCGTACTTCCTTGGCGTTGCCGCGGCCCTCGATGACCCGGAGGTGAAGGAAGTCGACCTGATGAAGGCCGCCCAGATCGGGTGGACGTACTTCCTAATCGCCTTCATCTTCAAGCGCATCACTGGCCGGCCCATGCCGATCATGGTGCTGTTCGCCAAGGAGGGGGACGGCAAGTCGTTCCACGACGAGAAGCTGGTGCCGGCCATCAGGGCCAACGAGGCAGTCGGGCGCCTGGTCGATGTGGAGACCGCGAAGAAATCCGGCAACCGCTGGAACCACAAAGGCTTCCCGGGCGGCTTCCTGAAACTGGTCGCGTCCAACTCGCCTGGTAACGTCAAGTCGACATCCAGCGTCGGCCTGGCCGTGGTCGAGGAACCTGACGACACCAGCGACGACGTGAAGGGGCAGGGGGATGCCATCGGCCTGCTCGAGGAGCGGGTCAAGCGCTACCCAGGATCGAAAACCGTGGTGGGCGGTACGCCATCGCTCAAGGGGCTCTCGAAGACGGAGCAGCGCCTCAAGCAGACTGACCAGCGCGTGCTGCCGATCGTGTGCCACGAGTGCGGCGAAAGCCACGTGCTGGACTTCGAACACATCACCTACCTGAGTGGCAGCCCCGAGGCTGGGGACATACCGCACGAGGTATACGGCTACGCCAAGCTTGAAACTGCGAAGTACGGGTGCCCGCACTGCGCCTGCATGTGGGATGACTACCAGCGCAAAGACAACATCCGCCGCACCTGCTTTGACGCGTTAGAGCGTGGCGATCCAATGCGCGGCTGGGTGGCCACGGCGCCGTTCTACGGCAAGGCTGGCTTCATGGAGCTCAGCGAGCTCTACGCCTGCCTGCCAGGCACCACGCTGGCAGATCTGGTTCGCGAGAAGTTGGCAGCCGAGAAGCTTGCCGATGCCGGCGACCCGAAGCAGCTGATCAAGTTCGTCAACCAGAAGCAGGGCCGGGCGTACGAGTACCGCACCGACCTGCCCGAGGCGGACAAGCTGCGCGAACGTTGCGAGGACTACCGCGAGCTGGTCATTCCGGCCGGTGGGCTGATACTGTTCCTCACCGTCGACGTGCAGCACGACCGGATCGCCCTGATCCTGCGTGCCTGGGGGCGCGGCGAAGAAAGCTGGCTTGTGCTGTGGACGGAGATTGCCGCGCAGAGCGGCACATCGGACAAGACCGACCCCGTATGGGCTGAGCTCGACCGCATATTGTTCGGCACCTATGCCCACGCCAAGGGCTACCGCCTTCGCGTCAGCGCGGCCAGCATCGACTCCTCGGACGGCCAGACCAACGACGCCGTTTACAACTACGTGCGCACGCGCAAGAAGCGCTTCGCCAAGCTGCTGGCCATCAAGGGCAGCACCAACGTGGACGCTGAAATCCTCACTGCGCCGCGCAAGATCGACCTCAACACGCAGAGCACCAAGGCCTCGCGCTACGGCCTGCAGGTCTATCAGGTCGGTGTCACCAAGGCCAAGGATCTGCTGTTCGAACGGTTAAAGGTAACCGGCCACGGGCCGGGGCGCATGCACTTCTACAAGGGCGTGCGCGCCGACTACTTCGACCAGCTGCTGGCCGAGGTCAAAGCGCCCAGCCGCAAGCACGGTGGCAAGAAGGTGTACCAGAAGAAGGCCGGCGCCGCGAACGAGGCGCTGGACTGCGAGGGTTACCAGATCCACCTGGCCCGCTACATGCGCCTGCACCTGAAATCGCCGAGCGACTGGGACGATATCGAAGCCGGTTTGATGCAGGTCGACCTGCTGGCCGAAGCCGACGAGCAGGCGCCGCTGGTAGCGGAAGACGGGAAATCAACCGCTCCGCCGCCGCCGGCCGCCAAGCCTGCCGGCATGAGCCTGGCCGACCTTGGCCGGATGATGAACGGAGACGACTGATGATCACCCAGCAGCACCAGCTACAGGAGGCGCGCAATGCGCTGCACCTGCTGCTCACCGGGCAAAGCACGGTGAGCATCCAGCGCGACGGCAAGAAGGTGGACTTCTCACCGGCCAACCGCCGCGACCTCGAAAACTACATCAGCCAACTGGAGGGCCAGCTGGGTGTCGGCGGCCCGCGCCGTCGTGGCCCAGCTGGTGTGATCGCATGAAGACAGTCGAGATCCTGGCCCCCAACGGTCTGCCCGCGCGCGAGCAGCTCAGCACCTGGCAGGGCGCCGCGGGCGGTTTCGGTGGTCAGCTGGAGCGCTGGCTACCGGCTATGAAGAGCATGGACGCCGCGCTGCTGCCGAACCTCAAGCTTGGCAACGCTCGCGCTGAAGACGTCACCCGCAATAACGCCTTCGCCGCCAACGGCGTGCAACTGCACATCGATAACATCGTGGGTCACCTGTTCCGCCTCAGCTACAAGCCACGCTGGAAGCGCCTGGGCATCAGCGATGCGGACGCCCGCGCTTTTGCCGAGGATGTCGAGGCCTGGTGGTTCGAGTTTGCCGAGGATCCCGTGGGCTGCTGGCTCGACGTGGAGCGCAAACGCACGGCCACCATGATGGTGCGCGAGGCGGTCGGCACCCACACCCGGCTCGGCGAGATATCCGCCGCTGCCGAGTGGGTCGAACGACGTGGCACACCTATGCGCACTGCAGTACGTATGGTCAGCCCCAAGCGCATCGGTAACCCCGGTGATCGGTCGGACACTGCCACCATTCGCGGTGGCGTGGAGTTCGACCGCAACGGCGTGGCCATCGCCTACCACGTTCGGCAGTTGGCCTCGGGTGGTATGGGGCTGGGCAACGGCTATGGTCGCGAGTGGCGCCGGGTCGAGCGCGAGGCGGCCAATGGCAGGTTGAAGTTCATCCACGTGTTCGAGCCAACCGAGGACGGCCAGGCCCGCGGAGCCAACCAGTTCCTGAGCGTGCTCGAGCAGAGCCACATGCTGCCGAAGTTGCAGCACACCAAGCTACAGAACGCGATCGTCAACGCCATGTACGCAGCGACCATCGAAAGTGAGATGGGCACCGATGCGGCGTTGGAGATCATCGGCGCTGGTGATGAGGGCGTAAGCAACATCACCAAGTACATGATGGCGGTGAACAGCTTCAACACCGGCAGCAAGCTGTCGCTGAACGGCGTCAAGATCCCGCACCTGTTTCCGGGCGAGAAGCTGCACCTGCAGACCAGCGGCAACGTCGACAATGGCTATGCCGAATTTGAGTCGAGCATCCTGCGCTGGATGTCAGCGGGGCTCAACGTGCCCTATGAACCGTTTGCCCGCGACTACCGGCAGAGCACCTACAGCAGCGCTCGCGCCTCGATGATGGAAGGCTGGCGTTACTACATGGGCCGCCGCAAGGTCATCGCCTCGCGCTTCGCCACGCACCTGTTCGTGCTGGCGTTCGAGGAAGCACTGCAGCGGCGTCTGCTCACGCTACCGCGCAATGCTGCCCGCGGCTTCTACGAAGCTCGCGCCTCTTGGTGCAACTGCGACTGGATCGGCGCCGGCCGCCTGGCCATCGATGGCCTCAAAGAGGTGAAAGAGTCGGTGCTGCGCATCCAGGAAGGGCTCAGCACCTACGAGAAGGAGCTGGCCATTCTCGGTGAGGACTATCAGGAAACCTTCGCCCAGCAGGTGCGCGAAATGAACGAACGCCGGGAGGCAGGCTTGCCGCCGCCGAGCTGGATGCGCACGCAGGAACTATCGCCGGAAGTCGCCGAGCCCACCGAATAGGACAGGCCATGAACCAATATCCCCACATCGCCAGTCGGGTGCTGAACACGCCCCTGTTGCTGGAGCCTGGCTACGCCCGGGTGTTTTTCAGTGCCCTGAGCAGCCGCCTCGGCATCGCCTCGCTCAGCGACGAGCAGGGTGCCGTCGACATGAGCCAGAAGCTGCGGGTGGATGCCCGCAGCTACAGCAAGACTGCCACCAACCGCTGGGGCGAAGAGGAAGTGCTGTTCCAGGTCGTGGACGGCGTCGCGCTGCTCGACGTCAAGGGTTCCCTGGCCCACAAGACCGGCAACCTCAAGCCCTACAGCGGTATGACCGGCTACGACGGCATCATCAACCGCGCCGCCATGATGTTCGCCGAGCCGGACGTGAAGGGCGTGCTGATGGACATGCACACGCCGGGCGGCGAAGTGTTCGGTTGCTTCGATACCGCCGACCGCCTGCAGCAGCTGTCGCAATTGGCCGGCAAGCCGATCTGGTCGCTGGCCTGCGACTCCTCCTGTTCGGCAGGCATGGCGCTCTCCAGCGCCGCCAGCCGCCGGCTGATCACCCAGACCGGCTACGTCGGCTCGGTGGGCGTGGTCATGGCCCACGCCAGTTACGAAGACTATCTGGAGCAGGAGGGCATCAAAGTCACGCTCATCCACTCCGGGGCGCACAAGGTGGAGGGCAACCCCTACGAGGATCTGCCCGCCGAGGTGCTGAGGCGCTTCCAGGCCGACACCGACGCCTTGCGCCAACAATTCGCCCAGCTGGTGGCCCGCAACCTGGGGCTTTCCGTAGAGGCGGTACTGGCCACCGAAGCCGCGGTGTTCCGCGGCCAGGCGGCAATCGATGTCGGCTTCGCTGATGGCCTGGTCAACGGGCATGAGGCGGTGGCCGAGTTCTCTGAGTATCTGTCCACGCAGGGCAGGACAACCACCATAGGAGCCACACGCATGACCGGGACAACCCCCGCGCCATCTGCCGAAGCTGCCCCACCTGCGCAGGCAGGTAGTCAGCCGGCAGCACCCTTTGATGCTGCTGCAACCGCCAGCGCCGAGCGCGCTCGCGTCCAGGGCATTCAGCAGCACGCCGAGGCCGAAGGCCGCAGCAAGCTCGCCAGCCACCTGGCGTTCAACACGGACATGGGCGTCGAGCAGGCCGCTGCACTCTTGGCCGCAGCGCCGAAAGAGCAGGGCGCCGCCCTCGATGCCAGCACCGCGCTGGACAAAATGATGGCCGCTGAAGAACAGCCGAACCTCACCGCTGGTGCTGGCGACGCCAAACCCACCCAGGCCCAGGGCATCGCAGCCAGCTGGGCCAAAGCCACGGGAGCGAAAGTCTGATGGCCATCGTTGAACAGCCCGTCGACAACTGGGTCACCGGTTCCGACTCGTACCAGACCACCCTGGTCACCATCCTGCTGGGCCAGAACCTGCTGGAGAAGACGCCCCTGGGCGTCGTCGAGGCCAGCGGCAAGGTGGTCGCCTGGGATTCGGCGGCCAGCGATGGCCGCGAAAAGGCCGTGTACATCACCGCCTATGCCGTGGACGCCACCGCTGCCGACCAGCAGGCCCAAGTGATCAAATCCGGCACTTTCAACCCAGAGCAGGTCGTCTGGCCGGCCGGCACCACCGATGCGCAGAAACGGGCGGCCTTCGTGGGCTCGCCGATCAGCCTGCAACTGCCCGTATAAGGGCGCCACACCACACACCCAAGGGGCCGCTACAGCGGCCTTTTTCATTTCAGGAGACTGAACAATGGCCGCTGGCTACGATACGACCACCCTCTTGGGTGTGAAGGAAATCCTTCCCAAGTTCACCCCGCTGTTTCTGCAGATGTTCTTCCCGACTGCCGCGACCTTCGGTACCGAAGAAGTGGCGTTCGACAAAATCAAGAAGGACCGCCGCCTAGCGCCCTTCGTGTCGCCGCTAGTTTCCGGTCGCCCGCGCCGTGAGCGCGGTGGCTTCCTCAGCACCATCAAGCCGGCCTACATCAAGGAAACCGATGTGGTGCGGCCCACGCGCTTGCTCAAGCGCCGCCTGGGCGAGGCGCTGAATGGCGAGATGAGCGCCGCCGAGCGTCACGATGCTGTGATCGGCGACATCCTCGTTGAGCAAGAGGAAAACATCGTTGCCCGCGAAGAGTGGATGGCGGTGCAGGCGGTGCTCTACGGCAAGGTGATCATGGAAGGCCCCGACCACCCGGCGGTCGAGGTCGACTATGGCCGCAGCCCCGAGAACCAGATCGTGCTCGCCGGCGCTGCCAAGTGGGACGCCGCGGACGTGGAAACCTACGACCCCACCGACGACCTGGAAGAGTGGAGCGCCGAGACCACCGGCGCCGTCGGGCTGGTGATCATGGGTAAGGGCGCCTGGAAGCTGTTCAGCCGCTTCAAGGCCGTGAAGGCCCTGCTCGAAACGCGCCGCGGCAGCACCAGTCAGCTGGAGCTCGGGCCGCAGCTCGAGAAGGAAGTTATGCGCAAGGGCTTCTTCGGCGAGTTCGAGATCGTCGTCTACACCGGCAAGTACACCGACGACGAAGGCGCGAAGACCAATTTCATGCCGGACTACGGCGTGCTGATTGCCCCGGCCAGCGCCGACAACGTGATGGCCTACGGCGGCATTCAGGATGCCAAGGCCAACGCAAATGGCATCGCTGAGGCTACGCGCTACCCGTCGAACTGGTTCACCGACAACCCCAGCGTCGAGTGGCTGCAAACGCAGACCGCGCCGGTGCCGGCGCTGTTCGATGCCGACGAGTTCGTGTTCGTCACCGTAGCCTGATCGGCTCCCTTTCGCTGAGGCGCGCAGCCGCGCGCCTTCAGGAGATATCCCATGGCAAAGCTCTACATCGTGAAAACCACCGTGCACGCCATCCCGAAAAAGGGCGGCAAGAAGGTGATCATCAAGGCCTCGAAAGACCCGCAGCCGGTTCCCAGCGAGTTCATCAAGGAGCTGCTGGCCAGTAAGGTCATCGAGGAAGCTGGCAGCGACAACACGGCGGCCGTCGATACCACCGCTGCCCCTGCCGGCGGCGCTGGCGGCAGTGGCGACGACGCGACAGGCGACTGACCATGCCCAGCGACTTCGACCGACTCATGCGCCGCGCTGACGACAGCCTGTTCCGTGTGTTCGGCGAGGATCGCGCTACGTGCAAGCCCACCTACGTGGCACCCGGCAGTATACCGGTGCCGTGTGAGGTGATCCTGGCGCGCAACGTCACCGTGGCCGGCGCTGATGGCTTGTTCCGCCCCGTGCGGGTGCTGGCCGAACTGCGCTGCCACCAGGTGCAGGGCCGTCGAGGGGGCATCCTCACGGTGCCCGAAGGGCGCTTCAAGCTGGCCGAGCCGATTGATAGCGACGGCCTGGTCGAACGCTGGGAGCTACTGGAGGTGACCTGATGGCCGGCTACGACAGCTTTCGCGTTGAGGTCAGAGGTGGCGAAGCTGCGCTGGCCCGCTTCGCGGCCGCACCCAACAAGCTGCGGCGGGCCGTGCAAATGGCCTTGAACACCGTAGGGCGCGGCACCCGCACGCAGAGCTGGCGGGAGATTCGCGACGAAATCAACCTCAAGCCCAGCTACATCCGCAACGAAGTGAACTTCATCCCTGCCACGCCCGATGAGCTGCGCGTGATCATCTTCGCGCGGCGGCGCGGCGTCACCCTCAGCCAGTTCCCGAACCGCCAGATGTGGCGACAAGGCAAGAACGGCAAGCGGGTGAAGGCAGGTGTTCGCGTCGAGGTGGGCAAGGGCTGGACGGAGCTGATCGAAACCGCCTTTATCGCGCCTATTGGCCCGGCCGGCGGGTTGATCGCCGAGCGTACGGGCAAGCCTCGCCTGCCGATCGAAGTGCTGCACGGCCCGTCTCCGTCCCAGGTGCTCAGCACCAAGCTGGACGATATCGGTGCCGATGCTCAGCGCAAACTCGAACCCGAGATTGAACGCCAACTGAGGCGCATCAACTTATGACCAACCCCATCAAGCAGGCGCACCAGGCAATGGTCCAGCGCCTCGGGCAGATCATGCCTGCTAACGGCTACCTCACCGACGCCGGTACCCGCATCCGCGAAGGCTGGCTCAGCGAGCTGATGCAGGCGCCTGACCTGGTGTTCCCCTTCATCGCCCTGCAGCCCGGCCTGTACGTGCCGGGCAGCTGGGGGCCAGGCGCAACGCTTACACGCGTGGGGCGCCGGGTGGTTGGGGCAGTCAATGGCGCGGCGGACAACTACCTCGAGCAGCTCGAAGAGCTTTACTGCGACCTCGTCGCCTGCTTGCAAGTGGCCGAGGGCGTACCCAACCCCTGGGGCCGGCCTGGGCCGTACCAGGTCACGCTGGAGCCCGGCCAGATGTTCCCGCCGGGTGACGGGCTCAACGCTGGCACGGTGCTCATGCCGCTCCAGCTTCACATTATCATTCAGCAGAACGGAGCATGACCCCATGACCAGCAAGACCGCTGCCGATCAGGCAGCCGCTGCGCAGGCAGACAAGCCCAAGCGCGAGCTTGTTGAGGTCACCCTCAGCAAGCCCCATACCCACGCCGGCAAACCCTGCCAGGCGAAGAACAAAATCAAGGTGACGGCTGCTCAGAAAGAGTGGCTCGTTCGCCAGGGCAAGATCGAAGGCCAGGAGGTGAGCAATGGCTGATAACCGTGGCGCCTACCTCGGCGTAGGCAAGATGTATCTCGAAGATATCGACGAGCCCAAAGGCCTCATCTTCATCGGCAACGTCAGCTCGTTGACCTACGAGGCAACCCCTCAGGAAATCGAAGAGCAGGACTACACCAGCCCAGGCGGCGGCCTTGATGCCTCGGTACAGCGCATCAGCTCGCTGAACATCAACTACAACGCCCGCCACTTCAAGAAGGACAACATGGCCCGTGCGCTCTACGGCAGTGCGTCGGACGTGGCAGCCGGTACCGTAACCGGTGAAGAGCACAAGGCGTACCCGGGCGCGCTGCTCTTGCTACGCAACCCCGGAGCGACCAGCGTTGTGGTCACCCCAGCAGCCGGCAGCACGCCCTTGGTGTTGGACACCGACTACTCCCTCGACCCGGCTGGCTTCCCGGTCATCACCGAAGGCGGTGCAGTACCTGCAGCCGGCCTAGATGTGGAAGTGGACTACGCGTTCGCCAAGCACGCCACCATTCAGGCCTTGGTCAAGTCCGGCAAGCGCTATCGCCAGGTGTTCGTCGGCCTCAACGAGGCGCGCAGCGGCAAGCCGGTAGTGATCGAAGTGTTCCGCGTGAACCACTCGCCGGCCACGCTCGGCTTCATCGGCGACGAGTTCCAGGGCATGGAGTTCACCGCCAAGGTCGAGAAGGACCCTACCAAGGTCGGAACCGGCCTCTCGCAGTACATGGAGATCAAGGACGTGGAGTGATGCAGTGGGCCAAGGATGGCCCGACTTTCCAGCAGGTGGTAGATTCCCGCCATTGAATGGGAGGGAAGCCAATGTATAAAGCAATGACAGCATTGCTGGGATTGTCGATCCTCGCCGGCTGCGGTAAATCCGAATTCACTTGTAGCGAGTCACGGGCATATGGTGCAGCTCAAAGAATCATAGAGCGGCACTTGAATGCGCCTTCGACTGCTGACTTTCCGCTGTCCAGTTCATCCCGGGTGCGAATAACCGAAACTTCCAAATGCAAGTATCGCGTCGAGTCTTATGTCGACGCCCAAAACGCTTTTGGTGCAAAGATTCGTACCCCATTTTCCATTACCGTTGAGGGTTTTCCATCTAAGGATGAGTGGATGGGGTCTGACCTCTCAATGTGATTTTTTCCACCCGCACAAGCCCGCTTCGGCGGGTTTTTTATTACCTGGAGAAAAGCATGAGTGATTCAGCAGCGAAGGACGTCGTGCGTGTTGGTCCAGAAGAAAATCGGCGGGATATCGTTGTTTCCGAGCTGACGGTCGCGCAGATGCGTCAGGTGATGATGTTGAACACCTGGCCAGGCGCCGACGCCAGCCAGGAAGAGCTGATGCATTACCAGCTCGACAACTACCTCTTCGATGGCTGCCGACTGAGCGACCTTGGCGTGATGGCAAATCTCAGGAAGGAAGAACTCAGCCAACTGACCGGCGGTGAGCTGCGCAAGGTGCTGGCCAAGGCCAAGGAGTTGAACCCGGATTTTTTCGGCGCTCTGGCTCGAATGGCGGCGGCCCGGAGCAATTCCTAGCGGATCTCGAATCCTGCATCGCTGTGCTTGGCCGCCTCGGCCACCCCAACGCAATCCATTACCCGTGGCGCCTGTTCAAGCGCTGCCTGAAGGAGTGACCCCATGGCTGACGTTGAGCTGCGGCTGACGGCCGACACTGATGGTGCCGAGAAGGGGATCTCCGGTTTTCGCAAGGAATACCAGGAACTGGTCAAGGTCATCCAGAAGCCGCTGAGCCAGATCGAGGCGCTGCAGAAGACCACCGAGTCGGCCAAGAAGGCGACCGCCGAATTCTTTGCGGCAAAGCGTCGTGTCGATGAGCTGAAAACCGCTATTGCCGCCGCAGGGCAGCCAGTGAAAGAGCTGGATCGGGATCTGGCCCGCGCCGAACGCACCCTGAATAGCGCAACCCGCGCCTTTGAACTGCAGAAGAACCGCGTGCGCGAGCAGCGCGCCGAACTGAAGGCGGCGGGTGTGGACTACCGCAACCTGGCCGCCGAGCAGCAGCGCCTGCAGGGCGCTTTGGCGGGTGCCATTGGCAAGGGCCAGGGTGATGCAGCTATCAGCCGGGCCATGGATACCTTCGGCGTTACCAAGCTGCGCGAGCTACGTGCTCAGCTGGTCACCCTTCGTTCCGATTACGCCCGCCTGACCCAGGCTGGGCAGATGTCCGCCCAGGAACGCATCGCTGCCGAGATCCAGTATCAAGCGAGCCTGCGACGTACGCAGCAGCAGATCGCCGCGCTGGGGTCTGAGCAGGGTAGTGAGGGCGGTAGTGGGATTGCCGCCATCACGGCCCGAATCGCTGCTGTTGCCGCGGCGGCCTACACAGTGCAGCGGGTTGCAAGCTTCTACTTCAACGCCGCGGATGCAGTGGGCGAGCTGGAAGACCGCATGCGCAATGCGCTTCCTACCCAGGAAGCATACGAGCGTTCTCAGGCTAGGCTTGAGGATGCGTCGCGCCGTCTACGTGTTCCAATTGAACAGGTAAGTGAGCTATTCCTGGGTACGCTCAAGCCGTTGAACGATATGGGGTTCTCAACTGCCCAGGTCACTGACGTGGTCGCAGCCCTTAACGCGGGTTTAGTTGCCAACAGCATCAAGGGGCAGCGTGCGGCCTCAGTCATTGATGCCATAAATAAAGGCATGCAGACCGGCGTCATCCGTGGCGATGCTTTCAATGCTGTTCTGCTCAACTCAAGTGCCCTGACTGACGCTCTCACCAAGAGCCTTGGGGTCAGCCGTGCTGAGTTGATCCGTATGGCAAATGCGGGCGAGCTCACAACGGAGAAGTTCGTTAATGCTATGTCCGAGCAATCGGCTGCATTGCTCGGAATGGCCGATGCAATGCGCGTTACTGGCGGTGACGCCGCTGGCACCTTCTCTCAGTCGATCGACAAGCTGATCGGATCTATCGACAAGATCACCGGCGCCTCGGCTGCGGCCACAAGTGGGCTGGATAAAATCTCCGATTCCATCAGTGATCTGGTGGACGGCAAGGGCCAAAAAGCGGTGGACTTGCTGAACAGTCTGGCGATTACGGCCGGAAAGCAGTTGGGCACCCTCATTCCTGGTTTCGGCGCAGGCGCCAATCTGGCGGATGCATACCAGCAGTACAGCGCTCAGGCTGCCGATGCGATCGAAGATGTTACCCAGGCTGAAGAGCTTGGGCGGACTGAAGCCGAGCGCATCGAGGAGCAGCGGCTGGCATCTATGCGCGCCTACGCCAGCCAGTTCACCACCGTGCAGGAAGTCCTGACCAACGCCTTCAAGACTGCCGTGAACGACCAAGTGGCCGCGCAGACACGTGCGAACTCGAGGCTGCGCAAGGCTCAGGACGAGCAACTGGCCACGCAAAAGCGCTACAAGGATGCGTACGAAAAGCTGCGCGTTGGTGCCACTGGCCCGGCCAGCTACGGCAATGCCACTGACCTGAAGGTGGCAGCGAACCGCGCGCTGGTAGCTGGTGACTTCCAGCGGGCGAAGAAGTACGCCCAGGAGTCACTGGACATGCTCATTGAGTTGGCGGACGCCGGCGAGAGCACCTGGGGTTTCGCTGGGCTGATCAAGGGGCTGGAAGCCATTGAGAACCAGGCTGACAGCGCCCTGGTGAAGAACGCCGAAGCGCTGCGCCAGAAAGAGATCGACAAGGTTCGCGACCTCAAGAAGGAATTAGAGGAGCTGAAGAACTTCAAGCTGTCCCCGACCGTGGACGACGCGGCGCTGGCCGAGGCGACTGCCAAGATGCAGCGCTGGGCACAGATGATCGGCAAGTCGTTCGTCATCGATCCGCGCAGCGGTTCGGTGAGCACGCCCGGTGCCGCCAGCACGCCTTCCACGCCACCGGCAGCCACGCCCTCGGCACCACCGAAGGTCAGCGGTACCGTGGCGGCGGATGTGCAGCCGACCGGGATCAAGCAGGCCGCCGGCTCTGAAACCAGCCTGCCGCCTGTGAAGGCCCCGGTAGCGCCCTCGACCATCCGCCAGGACGGCCCCAACAGCTGGACCAACCTGCCTCCCGTGGAGGCGGACATCCTGCCGAAGGGCATCCGTAAGGTCGCCGAAAACAGCTTCACGAATTTGCCGGTGGTCGAGGTGGACGTGTTGCCTAAGGGTATCCGCAAGGATGGGGCGAACAGCTTCACCAACCTGCCGGCCGTTGAGGCTGAGGTGGTGGTGAAGAAGGTGAGCGTGCCAGAGGATGGGCCGCCGGTGGTGCCGGCACTGCTGCGGCCCATCGCCGTGGCGCCGGACGTGCCGCCGGTGGCGGTCGAGAGCAAGCTGAGCGAGGAGTCCACGAACGGGGTGCTGCAGCAGTTCAGCGCGCTGATCGAGCAGCTGAAGGGCTTGGGCAACGTGCCGATCAACCTTTCGGTTGGCCCGAGCATGGTGCCGTCCGGCCCGCTGCCTGGTTACGCCACCGGCGGCATCATCCGCGGCCCCGGTACCGGCACAAGCGACAGTATCGTGGCCAGGCTCTCGAACGGTGAGGGCGTGCTGAACGCCCGGGCCGTGCGGCACTTCGGCCCGGACTTCGTGCACCAGCTGAACCGGCTGCAGATGCCGGCGTTCGCCGAGGGCGGCGTGTTCCGCGCACCGCCGATCAGCGCGCCGAGTATTCCGCAGCCGAGCCAGGCACTTCTTGATCGCGCTGCCGGCCCGGATTATCCGGATCTCGGCTCGGTCAATTTCAACCTGCCCGGCGGGGAGTCGGTGACCGCTTACATGCCGTCGAACGAGGCGAGGAGGTTGCAGCGTTTGGCAATGAAATTTGGCAAGTCCGATTAAGCGAGTTGATGGCTATCTGCTATGTTTTGAAGTCCGACCATTTAAGGAGCTTTGCTATGGATGATGTTGCCGATGAAAAACGCAAGCCTCTAGGCGCGTTAGATGACAGGGATTGGATGCTGCAGACCCTCGTTGAGTGGGCCAATAACGGGATGAACCTGCCTATCACGGTGACTGTAGGCGCGGGATTCATCACTGGAACGCTTGTGTCTGGAAAGGAATACATCGAATACGTCGAGAAGGTTTACTTCCCGACTTCTGCCGGTGAAACCAACGATACTCTGGCTCAGCTCTTCAACTACTGGAAACGCCCCTATGAGCCCGGTTATGAAGATGATAATGACCTGGGTCGTTTCTACATTCATCTGAAGGACGCAAAGCTTTTCAACAACGGAGCGTTTGTACCGAACAACGGTACTTACTGGCGCGGGCGTATCAGTTCGATTGATGGTTTTTCGCTGGGTGAGTTGGCGAAGGCCGAGGATTAATAGCACTGCGTACTCAGCTAACCAGCCCGCCACCCGGCGGGCTTCTTATTTCTGGAGCCTTACCCATGGCATTGCCACCCCTCATGCTCGGCGGCGTGCCGATCGTGTTGCACGCCGGTGCGCCTGAAGAAAGCATCGAGCCTATCGGCGGCAACAGCCTGCTGCGCATGAGCGGCGGGGCGGCGGTGAAGCAACAGCACTGGAGCCGGTCTGCCGGCAGCATCAACGGCGCCGGCTGGATGCCGCCCGGTCTGGAAGGGCTGGAATACACCGGCCCGCTGGAGCTGCGCAGCACCAAGGTGCAGAACCAGGCGGGCGCTGGCCCAACCTTCAACCTCGCCGGCACGCCTCGCCCGGACTACGCCCCGTGGGGCATGGCCTTGGTGGGGCGCGATTGGGTGGATGTGCCGAGCAGCTACGAGCCTGGCGAAGACGGCGGCCCGGGCGTTCTGACCATCCCGCCAGTGCCTGGCGCCACGTTGTACATGGCAAGCTGGCTGCCGGTGTTCTCGGTGTTCGCCAACAAGCCAGGCGGCTCGCAGAGTGCGGCAACCGCCAACCACAGCTGGTCCATCACCTGGGAAGAGGCCTGACATGATCAACGGATCCCCGCTCAACAGCGGCCCGCTGAACACGCTCCGGGCCGGTGCGGCGCCGCAGCCTGAGCCCGAGTATCGCGTGCACGGCACCTCTTACGTGTGGCGTGTGCGGCTGCTGGTCGGCGGGGTGGACATGACGGCGATTCTCACCGGGCAGCTGGACGTCGACCGGGAAGAGGGCGCCGCCGCGGTGGCGGGCTTCAGCCTGTACCTGGCGCCCGGGCAACCAGTGGTGCCCACGCAGTGGATCGGCAAGGCCGTGACGCTCGACTACATCAGCCGTGACCGCTATGGCGTGGTGACCGAAGCCCGCCTGTACACCGGCCTGCTCGAGCTGCCCACCTGGGACGCCACCACCCGCGTTCTGGGCTGCGAGTGCAGCGACCAGCTGCAGCAGCGCATCGAGGGCCTGACGCTTGAACAGATCGACACGCTGTGCGGCGGCACCTGGTCGGCGGACGTGTTCGAGCCGGTCGATGGCCGCAGCCACTGGGACTACGCCGTCGAGCGCATGAGCACCCGCCCGGCCAGCCTGGATGCCGACACCTACGGCAACCTGCGCACCACCAGCTGGTACGCCGCGGCCACGCCACATTTCGTGTTCGGCTCAGGCCAGACCCTGGACGGCAGTGTGCAGATCGAGCTGCAGGCCCATGGCGGCACCACGAACTATGTCGAGATCACGCTCGACTACCGGTACAGCCGGTTGTGGCAGCTCAACCAGCGATTCGGCTGGACGCACACAGGCACAGGCGGATTTACAGGCCTTCAGGGTTTCTGCATGTGGCGCCGCGACTCTACCGAGTTGCCGACGACTGAAATGGTCGAAGCTGCCGTAACCGGTGCTGGTCTACAGATGATCGGTGCGGTGGGTGGCTACAAGCTACCGCTTGGCATGCCTAACCCTTGCGGTGACGGAATCCCTTGGGTCAACACATTCGACAACTTGTGGCTCAGCGCGAGCGCGGTCGGTGCGCGTCGCTGGGTGCAAACCGTTACCGAGCAGTACAAGCTTGCGCTGTTCACGCCTCTGGGCGCGGAAGAAGCCACCCGCGTAATCAACCGGGAATCCACCAGTTTCGAGGTGGAGAGCGAGCGGGCCGATGATTGGGAGCAGGGCAAGGCTTTGGGCGAAAGCCGTAGTGAAGACCTGATCGATGACTCACGCCGTGGTCTCGCGCTGGAGTGTTTGCTTCAGCGCGGAAGTACGTCGCTTGTGAGCGCGCACCGAGGCACGTCGCTGAGCTGGCAGGTACCCACCGATATGGCTCTGAGTATCGACCTGGTGCACACCCTCGAGCTTGGCGATCGGGCTCAGGGAAAAGGCAAGTGCCGGCGTATTCAGCATGTGCTCGACCTTGGGGAAGGCACGGCTATCACCACGCTTGATGTCGCACTTATGCAGGGCGGCGGAGAAAGCGATCCGTTGTCGGTACCTGGGTCGCCAGATACGACACTTCCTCCGGTGCCGGGGAACGCCCCAGGGCTCGGCACGCACATCGGCGGGCGCGTGGATTCACCACCGTTCGACGAAACATGGCTGGGCTTCACTGGCAATTACTCCGTGACGACGAGTGATGAAACCTACCCGCGCAACTTTCGCGCGAAAACCCACGACATCCTCGCCGAGTACCGCGACGAACGCACGGCAACCGCTGAGCGCTCGTACCGAGTGGGCATCCCGGACGATCTTCTGGAGCTGTAAGCATGTCACCTGGAGAACGCGAGCGCCGCGCAATCGGGAAAAAGAACGAAGCTGCTCGGCGGAATATCGGCACGAGCAATGAAGCGGCCCGCCGCCAGATCGGCCGCGACATGATCGAGCGCCGTACAGGCAAGCAGCAGGTCGATGACATCAACGCAGTGGTGACGCCACCCCGCCAGAATCGGACCCTGCAGCGGCAAGAACCGCGTGGTGGGTTGGCTGGAGGTGTCGGAGTGGGTGTATACACGCCGCCGCCGGCCAGCCCTGGCGGTGCCGGCATCGCCAGCCCACTGACCGTGCAGCAGATAATTTATGCGGAAGAGCCCAGCTACATCGCCACATTCGATGCAAGCGGCTACTTCGCAGTGAAGATGATCACCCGCATGGTGATGGTCGATGCCGAGGGGCGGCAGATCATCGTCGAAGGTTTCGACAAGCTGGACGAAAACGGCAACCCGAAACCACCGGAGAACCCGAATGGCTAACACCTGGCCGCCCAGCGCGATCATGGGCATCGATCCGCTGCCGTACCACGGCCTGGTGTACACCACCCAGGGCAATCCGCAGGTCATGCTCGACCCCATGGACGGCCGGGCGCCGGTACCCATGCCGGCGTTTTACTCGCTGTACCTGGGCGAGAACCACCGGATGGCGGATTACGCCGCGCAGCAAAACGGCTATCTCTGGGACATCGGTATGCCGGACCCGCCGCCCAACGAACAGATTGAGGCCGCTGGGGGCAAACTGCTTGGTCGCCGAATCGTGGGCGGCGGGTTGTACCTGCCGGTACGCCTTGGCGAGCTGACGCGCCACTTGTTCGTTTACGGCAGCGTGTTCGATGGGCAGGTGCGGTTCGAGGCGCAGCCGCGCGGTGGTGCATCGAGGATACTGACCCAACTGCCACTGGCCGATGTTCAGCTCGACTGGTCCAAGGCCGCGATCGAGTACGACGGATCCCTGGCCTCAAGGATCATGCCGGTGCCGAGCTATGGGCTCAGTACACTGGATATCAGCCCGGACGGTACGCGCCATCTATTCGGCGTGAGCCTAGCCGGTCTGGCGGACACCGCCGGGTGGGCGACCACCATGGTTGCGATCATCGAACTGGTGCTGAGCCTGGATGACCAGGGCGAGATAAAGGGCACGGCAACGATTCGGCGCACTGCCACCGAGCTTTTGGGCAGTTACAGCTTCACGGTTAACAGCGATCTCAAGCGCCTGACCAGCGTATCGGACGATTACCCGAGCTGTACCTCGCACCCCGAGGTGCAGGACAGGCCCAACGAAACCACCGGGGATAACGGTTCACGGGGCTGGGAGGGGCGACGAAGTAGCGTGGTGGTCGGTGCCGTGTTCGCAGGTGACGACATCGATTACATCACCGCAAGCTACAGCGCCGCCCGCCAAGAGACGATCACCACCTCTACTGATTCGTACCAGTGGGGCAAGCCAAACGCCGAATCTGGTACTTGCGAGCCCTGGCAGCCCGGTGAAGCGCCACCGATTCCGCCTACCCGGCAAAGCTACATCTTCAACTACCGCTACGAGCTCACGTTCAGCTTCAAGGGGGCGAGCATCGACGTGTGGATGGAGTCTGACGAGGTGGTCACGCTCACCAAGCCGGCCGGCCAGGCTGCCACCGGTACTTCGGCGTCCGTTGACAGAGCGTCGGTTGGGTTGGAGCACCAGCTCGATGAACCGATGACGATGAACTCGCTGCTGTCGCTGGACAAGGTGAACCCTCGTAACGACGCGGGGCTGATCTACCTGCCGGCGGCGCTCTGGGACACCAACTACTACACCGTCAGCGCCGTGGTGCGCAGGAACTGGGTGTCGCTTGCCACCTTCGAGAGCTACACCCTGACGGGCCAACCCGGCTACAAAACCTTTTGGGGCCCGCTGCTCACGCCGCTGGGTGTGGCGGGCGAAACCATCGAGTATCCGATCCGCACTGCCGGTGGCGGCGGGTTGGTACCGAACTTCATCTACAACGCCGCTTACAACCCCATCACCGGCCAGGCCATGCGCGACTGCGACATGCCCGGGCGAACCATCGCAGGATTCATATGAACTTCGTGAACAACTGGAACCGGCCGGTCACCCTGGCGCTCGGTGCGACTTCGCTCGCGCTGGATTTGCCGGATGGGCCGTACCGCCTGACGCTGACGGACAGTGCGGCCGAGCCGACCCGCTGGGAAATCATCGACTCGGTTGTGGCCAGTGGCACTGCCACGCTGCAGCGCGGCCGCGAGGGCACGCTCGAGCAGAACTGGCCGGTAGGCAGTGTGATTTACAACGCGCTCACCGCCGGGGTGATCACGGACTTGCTGCAGGCAGTGGCCGATCTTCAGGCGCGCGTGGCGGCTCTGGAAGGCGGCGCCGACGGGCACCTGGTGACCGTGGGCGACAACGGCTTTTTACTGGGCTACTTCCTCGACGCCCAGGGCAATCAGCTCGGCAGCATCCAGCCGCAAACCGTTTCAGTACCTGGGGCTGGCGATCGCCAGGTGATGGCGGTGGCCTTTCTACAGGGTGCCGACATGTTCGTGATCGGCTTGGGCGGCGGTGAGGTGCCGGAAGGCGCGCTCCAGTCTGTCGAGGTCGAGGGGTACGGCCTGCTGCTGGCGGCTGACGCGACCTTCACGGCGAACGTTGACGGCGGCCAGTGGCAGTGGACGGTTACCAGCACCGGCGATTGGGCCGATGGCGAGCAGCGCCGCATCGATATCCAGTTAGGCAGCTCGGGTGGTGGTAACGAGCTCACCAATTCACAAGGCCAGCCGCTGGTAGACAGCGCCGGCAATCAACTGACTACAGGGGAAACTACGTGAGCGTACAACATGAATACCAGGGTGGCGGCGACCCGAACGGCGTCGTTACCGCCGACGTCAACAGCCACTACCTGAACCTTGATGATCAAGGCGTATGGATCTGCACCAGCAGAACCGGGAATGTGTCGCAGTGGGCGCTGATCGGCGGGCCGCTGCGCGACGCCGCCGGCGAGCGTTACGACATTAACGGCCTGCAGTACTTCGATGGCGTGGTTGGGCAGAGCGTGCAGTTCGTGTTCAATCTGCCCAACCGCCTGCTCTCCAACGTGGAGATCGGCGGCAACCCAGCCGAGTTCTTCACCTCGGACCCTTACTCCCGCGTCGAAATCCGCCCGGTGGCCAACGGCGACCTCATGGTCTGCGTAACCCCGCTCACCGAGTACTGACCCCATTGCCCTGGAGTAGCCAGCCATGCAGCCGGCCTGCCTCGACCTGCCCGTGACAAAAGGCGCCACCCTGCGCAAACCGCTGCTGCTGATGCAGCCCACCTACACCTACCGACCGATCACCGCGATTCTGCCGACCGCGCCACTACAGCTCACCGTGCCGGCGCATGGCCTGCCCGGCGAGTGGCCGACGTGGATTGAGGGCGTAAGCCAGTGGTCCGCACTGAACCGCGACAAGGCACGCGAGCCGTTCCGGATCGCCAAGCCGGTGGATGCTGACACCCTCGAATACAACGACATCAATGGCCTGGGCCAGCGCGCCAACGGCGGCACACTCGTATACCAGTTGCCGGTCGACCTCGCCAGCTGCGGCGCCGAGTTGGTGATTTCGCCGGAGCAGGGCGCTGAGCTGGTGTTCAGCACCGACAACGGCGGCCTGGCCATTACCGGCCCTGGCCGCCTGCTGCTGGAGATGACAGCTGAACAGACGGCCACCATCGACTGGAGCGAGGCCCGATACAGCCTGGACATCAGCTTCAGCGACGGCAGCGTGCAGCGCTGGCTGCAGGGCAAGGTGACCCTCAGCGGGGGATGCTGCCATGGCTGACGCCCCGATCGTGATCGTCGACGCCGTGCCGCATGTGCTGGTCGCCGAGCGGCAGAAGCTGGCGGTAGTGCTGGTGGCGAGCGGGGAGCAGGGGCCGCCCGGGCCACCGGGAATTGGCGGCGCGCAGATCAGTGCCGAACCAAACAACCGACTGACCCAAAAAGCGGATGGGTTGCACGTCTCTGACGACTTCCAGCCTGACCCGCTTGCCCACTACATACTCGCAAAAGGCTGAACGCTATGACTATGGAAACCCGCCTGATCGCACTGGCCAATGCCATCGGCACCGACATCAAGAACCTCACCGCCAAGCAGGGCGACCTGACCAGCCTGCCCACCCAGGCCAAGGGCAACCTGGTCGCGGCCATCGCCGAGATCTACAGCCTGATGGGGCAGGCCGGCGCTGTGATCGACGACACCGCCGGCGACGGTGCCACAAGCGTCACCTGGTCGGCGGACAAGATCCACGACACCATCGAGCTGGCCAAGGTCGCTGTAAAGGACTCGATCCTGGGCGGTGCGTCCGAGGCCTACGACACCCTGCTCGAGCTGGAGCAACTGGCCACGGGCAATGCCTCGGCCGGCGCCGCCTTGGCAACGGCAGTTGCCAACCGCGTGCGCTACGACGAAGCGCAGACCCTCACCGTCGCGCAGAAGCTGCAGGCCTGTTCGAACATCGGTATCGGTAACCCCGATACCGACTTCGCCGCGGCCTACGCCACCGCCAAGGCTTGACCGATGACACTGGTAGCGCGCGTGATCGCGCTAGCCCAGGCGGTGGCAGGTGACATCAAGGCTATTCAGGTCTCGCTTTCCGGGCTCGGGACTGCGGCAAGGAAGAACGTCACTACATCGGCCGTCGACGTCACGGCTGATCGAGTACTGCGCACGGGGGACGGCGGCTGGATGGGGGACGTGCCCTCGGGCCTCCTTGCGTACAGCGTGGATGACCGCACCTTGAGGGGCTGGAGATATGTCTCGGTTACCAGTGGGACGGTCGGGACGCTACCTGATGTTCTTTTCGGGCACCTTTTCACCTTCGGCAATACCGGAGACATCGTTTGCCAGGAGCTAACTGCTTTCGCTCCACCGCGGCTCCCTCGCAAGTACCACCGTCAATGCTTCGGGTCAGATGCATGGGGGCCTTGGGTGCCAGAAGTTCAGACAAAGGACACAGCGGCGTACCCTTTCATCAACCTCATGGCGGACAACGGCAGGTGGGCGGGCAGAGTAGATCCAGTTGCCACGTTGTTCACGGCAGCTTTCGCGACAAACAGTTGGTATCCAGCCTATAACGGTTCGTCTATGGCCAACGGCGGTAAGTTCATCTATGACAACAGCACCAACGGCGGCTCCGCCGGAGCACTAACGGAGCCAGTCCAGTCGCTGCTGCTGGCTCAGGGCAGAAGCCTGGATGTTCGTCGCTATGGTGTTGAATTCTACGTGGCTACATCCACTGCGGGTCAGGGCACAACTGTGCCAAGCACAGGCGCTGACGGGGTGATCCGCTACCTTACCTGGGCCATGCAGAAAGCGATCGCGGCCTCTGACAATTTCGCTACCCACGTGTGCTGGATACGTTGCAGGTCAGGCTCGGTACACATTGCAGCCAGGTCATTTGTGGACGGCGTGGAGAGGCAGGCTGGGTATGTGCTTCCTGCCGGTTGGCACCACCTAAGGGTTGTTATGGCTAACGCCTACGGTTACTTCGGGAACATGCCCTATGTCTACTCAACGCCTGGCGCAGTCATCGACCTTGCATTACCAGCCTACTTTAGCGGGGCTGTGGACGTGGGAATGCACTTTAATCCGATCCCTTCAGCAAACGGAGCGAGCCCGGTATGAGGAAGGTTTTTCTATACGGGAAATTCTTTGCCGACTGGGCAGGCACTCTGGAGGAGCTGGCCGACTTCGCCGGAGTTAGCGTTTCGCGCCTCTCCTACGATGTTGCCGACACTAAGGCCCAGGCGATCAAGAGGCTCAATGAGGATTTCGCCGCCGCAATGGCCGCGCTGCATGACGGCTGGCCGGACTACGAGATCCAGACCTGGACTGTGCAGGCTGAGGAGGCGCGCCAATGGATGGCGGCTAAGGCTGATGCCAAGCCGGTCGTGCCGTTTCTCTCCAGCCTGCACACCCAGCGTGAGGCGATGGGATGGGAGGGCACGCTCGAAAATCTCGTAGAGAGGGTGCTCCAGAACACCAATGCCTACACCGCGGCCACCGCCAGCCTGATCGGGCGGCGGCATGTCGCGGAGCGAGCGATCGACGCGGCAGAGGATCCATCGTCGATAACCTGGGACTTCGTTTTTTCAGCCCCGACAGAGGGCTAACCTGGCCCGCCGACACTCATCAATCCAGCCCGCCACGTGCGGGCTTTTTCATGCCTGGAGAAAACCAAATGGCTCGACTCACTGCAAAAGAAGCGGGCGGCGCGAACGTGCTCGCCTTCCTGGATATGCTCGCCTGGAGCGAGGGCACCGACCATCCCAACCAGCGCAGCAACGATGACGGCTATGACGTGCTCGTCGGCGGCAAGCTGTTCACGGACTACAGCAAGCACCCGCGCATCTCCGTATCGCTGCCGCGCTACGGCATCAGGTCCACCGCCGCAGGCCGCTACCAGTTCCTGGCGCGCACCTGGGATGCGATCGTCGAGAACTACAACTTCATTGGCCGCTTCATTCCACGCGCTCAGGATCTGGCCGCGGTAAAGCTGCTCACGGAATGCGGCGCTCTTCCGCACATCAAAGCCGGCCGCATCGAGGAAGCCATTGCCGCCGCGGCACCCATCTGGGCCAGCCTGCCGGGCGCCGGCTATGGCCAGCGCGAGCACAAGCTGGCCAGCCTGCTGAAGATCTACGCCGATGAGCGCGCCGCCGAGCCGTGCGACCAAGGCGACCTGCTGGCCATGTTCACCGCGTGTGGGGGGGTGGTCGCATGATTCCGGTCCAGTACCAGTTGCTCGCCAAGGTTGCTGGCGTTCTGGTGCTTATGGCTGCTGCCGCCGGTGTCGTGTGGTGGGGCATGGCGCCTCGTATCGAAATCGAGGATCAGCGAGCGGGCAGGGCAGAGCAGCAGTTGGCCGATGCCCAGGCCATGATCGAGCTGCAGGCCGGCGTGCTGGCTCAGCAGCAACACCAGCTCGGTCAGCTTGCCGACGTCGACCGTCGCATCCAGCAGCTTGGCCAGACTATCAACCGCAATCAGGCCGCGCAGTCGGCTGCCCTCGAGGAGCTCAAACGCAATGATCAAGCCGTGGCTGTATATCTGTCTGGTGCTGTCCCTGGCGACCTTGGCCAGTTGTACGCGCGACCCGAAACCAACGACCCCGCCGCCTACCGCGGCTCGCATGGAGTGCAGCCTGGTGCCGTGCCGGCTGCCGGGCCGCCAGGCGCTGGTGGTGAATGACGACTGGCGGCGCGCCGTCGACGAGCTGGAGTACGAGCTGGGGCAATGCAGCACCCAGGTGATTGCGTGCATCGAGCGTCAGGCCGCGCAGCGGCCGCAGTGAAAGAGAGGCGACGAGCCCAGGTGCGCCAACACCCAGGCTCGACACCTGACCCGCAGAACGTCCCTGCAAGCCAAGCCATGGCCTCCGCCTCGTGCACGAAGCGCGGCGAGCCTAGCACCTGTTTATCCATACAGTAAAGGTTTGCACCTAATGACCACTCCGATCATCCCTTGGATGGGCGGCAAGCGCCGTCTTGCCGATCGTCTTATCCCCCTGTTCCCGCCCCACGAATGCTACGTCGAAGTGTTCGCCGGGGGCGCGGCCTTGTTCTTCATGCGTCCTCAACCAGCCCCGGTCGAGGTGCTGAACGACATCAACGGCGACCTGGTGTCGCTGTATCGCGTTGTCCAAAACCACCTCGAGGAATTCGTGCGGCAGTTCAAGTGGGCGCTCACCAGCCGCCAGCTGTTCGAATGGCACAAGGTCAGCCGGCCGGAGACGCTGACCGACATCCAGCGCGCTGCGCGCTTCTTCTACCTGCAGCACAACGCCTTCGGCGGCAAGGTGTCCGGGCAGACGTATGGCACTGCCACCACCGCGCCAGGCTTCAGCGTGATGCGCATCGAAGAGAACCTGACGGCTGCCTGGCAGCGCCTGGCCGGCACCTACGTTGAGAACCTGGGCTGGTTGGAATGCGCCGAGCGCTATGATCGCGCCCACACCTTTCATTACATGGATCCGCCGTACTGGAAAACCGAGGGCTATGGCGTGGGCTTCCCGTTCGAGGAGTACGAGCGGATGGCCGACTTCATGCGGCGCTGCAAAGGCAAGGTGATGGTGAGCATCAACGATCACCCGGATATCCGGCGCGCGTTCGATGGCTTCCATATGGAGCAGCTGGATATCAGGTACAGCTGCACGAACCAGCGCAAGGCAGTGGCTGATACGACCGGCGAGTTGGTGATCATGAACTGGGAGCCGGCGGCGTTGGGAGGGTTGTTCTAGCCTGGTTGGCTGAGGGCTGAGTGTGGCGACCGTGGCGTGTCGCTGCTTGGGGGTATACTCCGGTAATTGATCAGAGAGGTAGTGCCCGTGCTGGTAGTACAAATGAAAGGGTGGGGGCTGAACCTTGATAAGAAAATCGGCCAGTCACAAGGCTCGAGCATCTGGGAATTCAGCCGGAACTCGAACTCATACTGGAACGCAGACCTGCGGCAGCCTTATCGATACGCCCGCATCACGCCTGCAGAGCCAAAAGATGGCCAGGTGGTGGAGGTGGTTCTGTTGCAATCTCCCTCATCGCCGGAACATGAATGGGTTGCCAAGGGCCAGGGCGAAGCAAGGGGGTATGAGGGCTGAAGATTACGGGCGGCCGAGACAGGTGACTGGCTCACCTCGAGCATCAGGTCGCGCAGCGCTCGGCTTGAGCTGAAGTCGCAGACACAAAAAACCCCGCCTAGGCGGGGTTTTTTGGTTGGGTGTGATCAGGCAGCTTTTTTGTCAGCTACGTGAAGGGCAAGCGCTTTCTCAGTTTGGCTCAACTTAGCGTTGATCAAACCAATGAGCGCCTCAGCGCGCTTAGCGGTTGCGAAAAATTCGAAGTCGTTCAGCTTCTTCACAGGAAAGGCCTCGTCTCTAGATGTTGAACAAATTGGTTGAGGGCTTCTGAGTCATCGTCCTCGATGGCCTTAGCTATGCCCTCCATACAGGCGATGTATTCCTTCGCCTTGTCTCCAGTCAGAGCGTCATCGATCTGCTGGGCCAGGAAGTCAATCAAGTCTGCGACTTCCCTAAAATGAGCTGAGATTTCTGCGTAAGTCGGGTTTTCCAGCCTCAGCACACTGATGGAATAATTCTTAGCCTGATGTAGAAACCTGTTAGCTGCGTTGAGCAGTGAGTCATACAGGTGATCAACAACAAACTTTTTTTGTGCGTTTAAACTCATCCCTGACAACCCGGTTTCGATAAAGGTCGCGGGATTTTACAGATTGCTCTGTGGCTGTCAATCCACAGTTTTATCCACAACCCCAATATCGTTGACCACTACCGTCTCGTCAATATAGTCCTATCGAAGCTGTGATGAGTTCCGTGAATCACTGTGATAGGTATTGTATATCCTTCCTACAAAAATCCTTTTAAATCAATAGTTAGGCAATGAATCAAGTGCTTCGTGTAAGCAAATGCTTACGTCCGTTGTGGGTCATTGCCTACACGATTGACCCGCTGACACACAAAATTATCCACAGATGATTAGATATCGGTCAGCCCCTAGAAAAAACAAGGGGGCCCCGACGAGCGGTTGAGGGCGAGCGGCATTTGGGCTGCCTTTCACAGGAGTGAATTGCCGATAGCCTCAATCAATTGAGGGCCCTGGTTTTTGACGCTTCCTACTGCGCTGCCTACCGGATACCACTCAAACTCATCCTCCGGGGTGTCGTTGTGCCTGGCCAGGTCCTCGGCGCTCTCGGGCAGCAGGCCGGGCTCCATCCATTCCCTCGCAACATCTGGCGGCAGCACGACCGGGCGGCGGTCGTGGATGTCGACCATCCCCTGATCGCTGGCTGCTGTGATGATCGCAAAGCCGCCAGCGCCTTCCTCCTGCGGCACGTCGGCAATGCCGGCGAAGAACGCCGGGGCCCCGCCTTTCAGCCGGATGAAGTACGGCTGCTTGACCTTGGGATTGTCCGGGTCTTTCTTCCATTCATACCAGCCGTCCGCCGGAATTATCACGCGCCCCTTCTTCCAGATCGCACCCCAGAATCGACTGGTGGCCGCCGTCTCGATCCTCGCGTTGATCGCCGGCGGCCGCTTGCCGTCCGCCCAGTGCGGTGCGTAGCCCCATCTGGTCAGCGTGGCTTGCGTACCCTGGTCGTCCTGATGCAGCAGCAGTACGCGCGACTGGGGCGCGACGTTGTAGCGTGCAAGGGGATCATTCGACCAGTCGCCCTCGAGCAGGCCCAGCTGCAACGCTTTGGCGTACTCGTCGACAGTTCGGTACTGCGTGAATCGTCCGCACATGGAACCCTCCGGTCGTCAGTTGGCCATCATCATCCTTTGACCGCGGCTCAAGCGTTTTGGTATCTGTATATGTATACAGTATTATTTTTGAGTTCCATCATGGGTAACGCGTCCTTTCTCTGTCTCCTCAAAAGCTCCTCCGCCGTGCTGCCTTTTCTGTCGGCCCGAGTGCCTGCGGGCATGGGCTTCCCCAGTCCCGCGGCTGACCACATAGAGCGCAAGGTGTCCCTTGATGAGCTGCTCGATATTGACGCCCCTCAGACGTACCTCGTTCGGGCACACGGTGAGAGCATGACCGGTGTGGGGATTTTTCACGACGATGTGATGGTGGTGAACAGGGCGCTGGACGCTGGGCCGGGCGATGTAGTGATCGCGGCTATCAACGGTGACACGCTGGTGAAGACGTTCTGCCGGGAGGGCGATCAGATCGTTCTCCGCTCGGAGAACCCTAAGTACGCGCCCAGGTACGTGCTGGAGGGCGACGAGCTCATGGTGTGGGGCGTGGTGATCACCAACCTGCGGAGCCTGCGCCAATATGGCTGAGTCGGCGATCGCGCTAATCGACTGCAATAGCTTCTACTGCAGTTGCGAACGGGTATTCAGGCCGGATCTCCAGCATGTCCCGCTGGTGGTGCTGAGCAACAACGACGGCTGCGTGATTGCCAGGTCGGCAGACGCCAAGCCCTTTGTCTCTATGGGTGATCCCTACCACCTGATCAAGGGCGTATTGAGGCGGCACGGCATTGTGCCGTTCAGCAGTAACTACGCGCTGTACGGCGACATGAGTGAGCGCGTGATGACCGTCATCGAGTCGATGGTGCCCGAGGTCGAGGTGTACAGCATCGATGAAGCCTTCGCTGACCTTACCGGTGTGCCAGGCGACCTCGAGCAGCTCGGCCGGCAGATCCGCGCGCGCGTACTGAAGCACACGGGGATACCAACCGGAGTCGGAATCGGTACCACGAAGACGCTGGCCAAGCTGGCGAACCATTGCGCGAAGAAGTGGCAGCGGCAGACGGGAGGCGTCGTCGATCTTCGCGACCCCGAGCGCCGTGACAAGGCGCTGAAGGTTCTGCCCGTTAGCGACGTGTGGGGCATCGGCCGGCGCATGACCGAGAACCTCAACAAGCTGAAGATCAAAACGGCCTGGGATCTTGCGCAGGCCGATGCCTGGACGCTGCGCAAACAATTCAGCGTCGTGGTCGAGAAAACCGCACGCGAGCTGCGCGGTACGTCTTGCCTGCAGGTCGACGACCAAGTGACGGCGAAACAGGAGATCTGCTCAAGCAGGATGTTCGGCATCAGGCTGGAGCGAATCGAGCCGATTCGCGAGGCGGTGGCCACGTACGCCGCGATCGCTTGCGAGAAGCTCCGCGCCCAAGGCTCGGTGTGCAAGCGGATCCGTGTCGGTATCAGGACGGGAATGCACAACCCCGACGAGCCGAAGTTCGCCCGGGGGATGACCCTCGAACTGCCATACCAGACCGACGATACCCGGATGATCACCCACTACGCCTTGCTGGCCCTAGAGCAGATCTACCGCAAGGGCTACTCGTTCTCGAAGGCCGAGGTAATGCTGCTTGAGCTGTGCCAGCGCAACGAGTTCACCTCCGACCTGTTCGCGCCCCAGCAGCCCCACGAGAGCACCAAGGTGATGGCGGTGTTTGACGAGATCAACGCGAAGTGGGGGAGGGGCACAGTGCGGCCGGGCCGGGTGGAGCTGAACCCGGAGTGGGGGATGAAGCGGGAGATGTTGAGTCAGAGCTTCACTACGCGGGTAGATCAATTGTGGAGCGTCGGAGGGAGTGAAAGGCGCTGATGGTCAGGATAGCTTTGCCCATAGCGATGCAATGGGGTCCCAGTACCTGGTTGCGGCCAGTATCAACGCGCCGCCCAGAATGAAAGCGGTGACCAGCCAGTGGCTTCGGATTTGCTCGACTAGGTAGGATGGCGAAATTCCGTACACATCCATCCAGCTGGCTGTCGTTTTAAGAGTTTTATCGTGTGTACGCTCGAAGATATTCGAGAAGATATCGAGCTTTCGAAGCGTGGACTGATGCAGTTTCAGGTACTCACCATCAACAAACGCATCGGCCTCTTGTTTGCCAGTCAGTGCGTCAGCATCAGTAATCTTGTTGATCTCGACGATGCTGAATATCCGACCCTTACGGCCCGAAGCTGATTCGTGGGGCGCATATTGACGGCCATATAGCGTGACGAGCTCGCGAGCCAGGTCCACCTTTCGATTGTCTTGCAGCTCAAAAGGCGTCCCGCCGAGTACCCGGTAGCGATGCTCGAGGGCATAGAAACCATAGTTCTCGTCCCGCATGTTCCAATGTATGAAGTGGCAATTGCTATGGCTGCGGATGAAGTCGAAATAGCCGTCAAGCATCATTCTCTCAAGTCGAGGGAAATTAGTGGCTATCGAATCCAGGCAGCCTTCAAGTTCAGCTGCTTTATGGATTGACCAAGATTTCGTCTGTGCGGACTTGAGGTTTCGTATGGCGATCGAGGTTACGCGTGTGGATCCGCCAGTGGAATTCTCATAGAAGGATTCACAGGAATAATGGACGATGTAGACGTTCATTGAGTCGCTATACAGCTCCTCAATGCGTCTGCGGCTTTGCTTGCGTTCGTGTACGCGAGTTACCTCAGACCCCAT